CCTGACCGGCAAAAGCGCAGTCAATGCCGAGTCAGGCATGAAGATCACCTTCACCAACGCTGGGGCAAAGAAGCTGTCTGGCCGCAAAGGCGATATCCTTTTCCGTTCTGTGCCAGCATTGCGCGCTATCATCGAAAATGGGGTTGTCGCGTCCACATCACCGGAAACCAAAGGCCGCCAGCACATCAAGGCGTGGCACCACATTTCCGCAACGGTCGTCATTGATGGGAAGCCGCGCGACCTGATCGCCCATGTCTTTGAAACACAGGACGGCAGTTTTCACTATGACCTTTCGCGGGATATGAGCGACGGGGCTAGGTTCATGCGCCTGAGCGCGGATACCTCGATTGCGGAAGACCGCTACGGTTTGGAAGACAACCCCGTCGAGGTGAATATAGACTTTGCGCCCGAAGTTGGCAAGGCTGATGGATCGGTTCCCGTGGGAGCGATGCGCGGCATAACGGCATCCTTGAACAAGGAACTCGCCAAATCCGGCCTTACTGGCAAGGTTTACCCGATCTTGGTTCGCCGGTTGCTTGGCGAATCCGGTGTTGAAATCGCTGGGCGCCAGCAGGGCCACAAGATCGAAATCAACGAGGCCGTCAGCGACAAGATCGGCGTGCTGCGCCATGAAATCGTCCACGCCCTGCGCGATGATGCGCTCTGGGATAAGCCATTCGGCCTGTTCACCGGCGCGGAGTGGAAAACCCTTGTCGCCCATGCCCGCGCCAACGAGGACATGATGGCGCGCATTGCCAAGGCCTATCCGAACCTGAACACCGCAGGCCAGATCGAGGAAGTTGTGGCCGAACTCTACCGCGAGTGGGCGCAGGACCACGACACCAAGTCGGCAGTCGGCAAAGCCTTCGACAAGATCCGCGCCATGTTCCGCGCATTTGCTTCGGCCCTGCGCGGCGAAGGGTTTGATGATGCGGCCCTTGTCATGGAGCGGATCGCGCGCGGCAAGATCGGTGGGCGCGGGCCGGATGGTCCGATGGGCGGCGGCAAGAAGGCCGCGCCTGAAATGCGCGCGCCCAGCGTTGAAAGCGCAGCCTTCAAGGCATGGTTCGCCAACAGCAAGGTGATAGACGGCGATGGAAAGCCGCTGGTGGTTTATCATGCCACAAACGCTGACTTTAATGCCTTTGATCGCGCTAAACTTGGTAGGAATGTTACGGCTGCCAGCACCAAAATGGCGGCAACTGCAAAGATTGGACACTGGTTTTCAGATCACGACATATCGTCGGATGCCGCAATGGCAGTTGTCATGCCGACATACCTTTCAATTGCAAATCCAATTGAAACTGATCTGTTGTCACTAGCTGATGCAATCGAATCTGCTGGCGGCCCAAAGCGGTTTATTCTGGCGGCACGAGAACAAGGCCATGACGGGGCTATCGTGGTCGATGAAGAGTTTGGTGGGAAGTCATATGTTGCCTTCTCACCAACTCAGATCAAATCCGCATTCAATCGCGGCACTTGGGACGCATCCAACCCAAAGATTTCTGAAATGCGTCTGGACCTTCTGAAATCGAAGGCGACTGCGCTGGTAGGCACCGGCCACTGGCGCAGCCCGTCTGACTGGCTGACCGATGCGATGAACGGCAAGAGCGGCTATAACACCCTGTCATTGGTCCCAAGCCGCCCGCTGTTCAGTGAACTTGGAAAGTGGTCATTCGGTGCCAAGGCTTACCTCAAGGCCAAAGAGGGGATGGATGCGCTCCGCAACGAATGGCACGCACGGGCCGATGTGGTATCGCAGGCATGGTTGAAGATCGCCCGCAAGAACCAGAAGGCCAATGAGTCCTTCATGGAACTGATGCACCTGTCCACTATCGAGGGGATCGACCCGTCGCGCGTGGATACTTGGGAACACCCGTTCTATGGCGTCGCCAAGGCATCTATCGCCCGTCTGGGTGACAAGGCTCCTGACTGGGCCAAGGACGCTGTGCGGGCCACTGAGCGGCACCACGCATCCTACAAGAACCTGACCGTCCTGTATGACGCGCTGCCTGCCGAGTTTCAGGCGATGTATCGGAAGGTGCGGAACGAATACGACGATCTTGGCGACGACTTTGAAAAGGCCGTGATCGACAATATCCGCCAAGGCACCAAGATCGGCATCAAGCGGGCCGAGCGGGCCTATCAAAAGGAGTTGGCGCGGATCAAGGACGAGGGATTGACCGGCGACGAGAAGGCCGAGGCAGAGGAAAAGGCCAAGCAGGCCCATGACGCGGTGAAATCGCGCGGCGGCTGGGCATCGGAAGCGCGGATCGGGATGCTGCGGCAGACCTTCGAGTCCAATCGGTTGAAGGGGCCATATTTCCCGCTGGCGCGCTTCGGTGATTTCTTCGTCACCACCCGCGACCACACCGGCAAGGTTGTGTCCTTCGCCCGCTTTGAAAGCGTCAAGGATCAGAAGGCGTTTCAGGCCGAGCAAGAGGCGCTCTATCCGGGCAAGGTCCAGATCGGCACCATGTCCAACAAGGAAGAGTTGAAGTCGCAGGTTGACCCCAACTTTGTGGCCGATGTGGAGCGGATGCTTGCAGAGTCCGGCGCTTCTTCCGAGGTTATGGATGCCGTCTGGCAACGCTGGCTGGAGACATTGCCGGATCAGTCAATCCGCACATCGAAGATCCACCGCAAGAACCAAGCTGGTTTCGCCAAGGATGCCTTCCGCGCGTTTGGCAAGCATATGTTCCACGGCGCGCACCAACTGGCACGCCTGCGCTACGGCATGGTGATGGAGGAACACCTGAACGATGCCGAGGACGAGGCGCGCAAGGCAAAAGACCCCAACCGCGCTGGCCTGATCGTCAACGAAATGCGCCGCCGCCATGAGTTCACCATGAACCCGCAGGGCAACGCTGTGGTAGCGTCCATGTCTGGGCTGGCCTTCATCTGGTATCTGGGAGCAACGCCAGCCGCCGCCCTTGCCAACGTGTCCCAGACAACCGTTGTCGGCATCCCGATCTTGGCCGCGCGCTTCACCAAGGCGGGTTTCTCCGGGGCCATGTCCCAGATCGCCAAGGCGACCAAGGATTTTGCCAACGGGAAGGGCCATGCTGACAAGTCGGCAAACCTGACCGACGCCGAGCGCGACGCCTTCCGCCAAGCCTACAAGCGCGGCACCATCGACAAGACGCAGGCGCATGATCTGGCATCGGTGGCCGAAACAGGCATCGAATACAACGCGCGCCGCGAGAAGGTGATGCGCGTGATCGGCGCCATGTTCCACCACACCGAGCGGTTCAACCGCGAAGTGACCTTCCTCGCAAGCTACCGGCTGGCCGTGGCCGATGGGCTGGCCCATGAGGAAGCGATTGACGCCGCCGCAGATTCGACGTGGAAAATCCACTTCGACTACCAGAATACGAGCCGCCCGCGCATCATGCAGAGCGATATCGGGAAGTTGCTCACGGTCTTCCGCAACTACTCTGTGAATATGCTGTGGCGTCTTTTCCGCGATACACATCAAGCACTTAACGGTGCAAGCAAGGAGGAACGGGCGGAGGCGCGCACCCAACTGATCGGGCTTTCGCTGTCAATGATGGCGCACGCCGGTATCAAGGGCGTCTGGGGCTACGGCCTGATTATGATGCTGCTGGGCATGTTCTTCTCTGGCGGTAGCGATGATGCCGAGGAATGGTTGCAAGACGCATTGCTGATGGAGGGCGACTCCGCTGGTGTCGCGGCTTGGAACTATGCCATGGGGGCCGCGCTGCAAGGCATCCCCGGCCAAGTCGCAAGGATAAACCTGACGGACCGGATCGGTATGCCAAACCTGTGGTTCCGTGGCGCCGACCGCGACCTTGAGGGCGAGGATCTCTACGCGCACTATGTAGGGGAATTGCTGGGTCCGGTCTTCGGGATTGGCGAGGGCGTCTTCCGTGGTGTGTCGTTGGCTGCGGATGGCAACCTGTGGCGCGGGACCGAGGCGGCATCCCCGAAAGTGATCCGCGACTTGATGAAGGGGTATCGCTTCGCTGCCGATGGCGCGCTGACTCTGAACGGCGACGATATCGTGGCCGATGTTTCGCCCTACCAGATCATCATGCAGGTCAACGGTTTCACCCCCGCCCAGATCGCGGAGCGTTACGATATCAATAACCGCCTCAAGAATGGGGAAAAGCAGATCGTTGACGAGCGCACCGGCATTCAGCGTGAGGCTGGCGATGCGCTGCGGTCTGGCGCGGGGCTTTCGGAATCCATGATTGAGAAGATCCGCGACTTCAACCGGCGATACCCTGAATATCCGATCACCGGCGAAACCATCGGGCAGTCGATCAAGAGCCGGATGCGGGCCAGCAGCCGCAACGAATCCGGCATTGCGTTGAACCCGAAATTGAACGACCGGCTTCGGTCAGAAGAGCCTCCGGCGATATACAACTAGCGCCGGAGCGCAATATCTGGTATCCATCGCCTCGTAGGCGCATAGGACGTGCGGCGGTCAATAGGGTTTATCCCAGCAGATCGAGAGCGTCATATGTTTGCAAGCACACAGAATTTGCGCTGCAACTATTCCGCACCTCCAGCATTGGGGGCGCAATAGTGCAGGGCGAACCAATCACATTTTGGGACAACATTATCGCCTTCTTTGGGGCGATCTGTTTTTGGCTGACCGGAGAGAGCGGGCGCGTCTTGGTCGCGTCTGGCCTCGGCGGCTTGGTTCGCTGGTTCTCGATGGAGAAGCGCCGGATCAGAACTGGCGTCATGTCCATCGTCGGCGGTGCAATCTGCGGGTTCTACCTGTGGCCCATCATCCTGCGTATCCCTACGGTCTGGGGCGCGGAAATTATTGATAAAGCGCCTGAAAATATCGCCATGGCTGGTTTCTTGGCGGGGACTATCGGCGTTTCGGCTGTGAAAATCATCACGGCAATCGTGGAGGCGCGCGGCCTGAAACTCGCACAGGGGAGTGACCCAGATGCGTGATCGGCCAGTGCGGAAGGTCTTGCGTGAAGAGGCCCGCACTTGGGGCGTCATTGCAATCATCTTGCTGATCTATCTGGGGGCGCACGCATGGACTACCTGACGACTTTCAAAGGCAAAGCAAAGCCTATCGACCCTGTGGACTATGGCCGCCTTGGTCGCCTTTTGTCTGTTGGAGAGGACGAATTGCGCGCGGTGGTCGAGGTGGAATGCCGTGGCTCTGGGTTCGATGCGCTTGGCCGCCCGAAGATGCTTTTCGAGCCGCATGTGTTCTGGCGCGAACTTGGCGAACAGAAGCGCGTCGTCGCGTTCAATCAGGGACTCGCTTATCCGAAGTGGGGAACCAAGCCATACCCCAAGGACAGTTACCCCCACCTTGAGGCCGCGATGAAGATCGACCGGCCCTGCGCCCTGCGTGCAGCGTCGTGGGGGCTGGGGCAGATCCTCGGCGTGAACCACAAGGCCGCTGGCTATGCCAGTGCGGAAGCGATGGTTCTGGCCTTCCTTGACGACGAGGAAAAGCACCTTGAGGCTATGGTGCGATTCATCTTGGCCGAGAACCTTGATGATGATCTTCGCCGCCACGATTGGAGCGGATTCGCGCGGGGCTACAATGGCCCGAAGTATGCCACCCATGGGTATCATACCAATCTTGCGGCGGCTTACGCCAAGTGGGTCGCGCGCCCTGATGTGAAGGCATAGGGCGATGAACCAGACCATCATCATTGCGGCCCTTCTGATGGTCCTTGGCGCGGGCGGGGCAGGCTATGTCAAAGGTCAGCGCGATAACGAGGCGCGGCATGTTGCGGCGGCGCTGGAGCAGGCCGAGGCCGATGCAGAGGCCGCGCGCAAACTTGCGGCAGCCGAGCAAGAGGCGCGGCTCCTCGCGCGGGAATTGGAGGATCGAGCCTATGCGGACCCTGTTGCTGTGCCTGTGTGCCTGTCTGCTGACAGGGTGCGGCGGCTCAATCTCCGCTAGGCCCGCTGTTCCCCCCTGCGCTGATCCTGTGGTGCTGCCGGATCGGGCGCTGTCGGATCGGGACGTGGAGGTGATGTGGGGCCGTGACCGATCTGCGCTGCGCGAGTGCGCCGCGCGTCTGAAATCTCAACTCTGATCTGAAAGGAAACACTCATGTCGTTCCAATTTTCCGTGGCGGCGCGCAACGCACAACTTGATGCTATCGAGACGGCCATCGGTGCCTCGGCCATCTTGAAAATCCGCACGGGCGCTGTGCCTGCGACCTGTGCCACGGCGGATGCTGGCACGGTGCTTGCCACGCTGGCGCTGCCTGCTGACTGGATGGCTGCCGCATCGGCTGGGGCCAAGGCGCTGGCGGGGACGTGGCAAGATGCCTCGGCAGATGCGACCGGCACGGCGGCGCATTTTCGGATCTACGCCAGCGACGGCGTGACGTGCCATTGGCAGGGAACCGTCTCGCAGGACGCGGCCAATGGGGGGACCGGCGATCTCAAATTGGCTCAGGCCACGGCTGATCTGGTTGCGGGTCAGCAACTCACGATCACGGCTATGACCCTGACCGCCAGCGGTGCCTGACATGGCTGGAACGGGGTATTTCGCGCAGGTCGAGGCGGATGGGTTGGTCACGGACCTGCGGCGCGTCTCGTCAGAGCGGATCGCGGCAAACCCCGACCTCTATCCGGGCATCTGGATCGAGGTGCCTGACATGGCACAATATCCGGCGGCAGGCTGGGTCTGGGCAGATGGGGTATTCACGCCCCCGCCCGCATCGGAACGGCCGGTGTTGAATTGGGATGATACAGCATGACAGCGGCAACAGGCGGCACAGTCACCTATGCCAATATCGGCGGGGTGGATTACACCATCCACACATTCACGGCTGACGGCACGTTCACGGTCAGCACGGGCGGGTCTGACATTGAATATCTGCTTGTCGCTGGCGGCGGGTCGGGCGGATTTCTTGTAGCTGAAACCGGCGTCGGCGGCGGTGGCGCTGGCGGCGTCCTGCATAATTCAGGGTCGCCCATTGCACTCTCTGCCGGGGCATTTCCGATTGTCGTCGGTGTGGGCGGTGCGCGTCGGTCTACGGCTGGTGCTGGTAATAATGGCGCTTCAAGCACGTTCAACGGATTGTCGGCTATCGGCGGCGGTGGTGGGGGATGGGGGACCACGACTGCGGGCGGTAATGGTGGGTCTGGCGGCGGCGGCGGGCGCACCACCAATCAAGGCACCGGCACGGCGGGTCAGGGCAATAATGGCGGCAAGGGCATCACAAGTGCTGGGCCGACCAGATACCACGGCGGCGGCGGCGGCGGCGCTGGCGCTGTCGGTGCCGATGCTTCCGCCGCGTCCAGCGGCGCGGGTGGCAACGGTGTCACCATCAATTTCAACGGCGTCTCAACGACCTATGGCGGTGGTGGCGGTGGGTCGGGCTATCTCACTCCCGCAGCGGGTGGGTCTGGTGGCGGCACGGCGGGTCAGCGTGGCGCTGCCAGTGCGGACGGGACTGATGGACTTGGCGGCGGGTCTGGCGGGTCTAATACGACATACAGCGGTAAGGGCGGCGACGGTGCCGTGGTCATCCGCTATCCCACGCCGCCATCAGGCGTCACGGGGACCGGCAGCGGCACAGCCAGCGTAACAGGATCGGGTGAGGCTTCGGTAGCAGTTGCCGCCTCTGGTTCTGGCACGGCCAGTATCTCGGGGTCCGGTGAGGCCGCAGTTGCCGTCACCGGCATCGGGGCGGGGCTTGCCTCTGTCACCGGCGACGGGACGGCTACGGTGGGTGTGGCTGGCGCTGGCGCTGGTAATGTTGCCGTAACAGGCACGGGCGCGGGGGCAGTCGCCATATCCGGCGCTGGGGCTGGCACAGCCGATGTCAGCGGGTCTGGTGCAGCGGTAGTGCAGGTCAGTGCCGTTGGGGTGGGTCTAGCCTCGGTATCAGGATCAGCTACCGCCACGGCTGAGGTTGCTGGCCCCACAGGTGTTGGCGCGGGTGAGGCTTCCGTCTCTGGCGCTGGCACCGGCACTGTGGCGGTTGTGGGCATCGGGGCGGGCGATGCGTCCATATCGGGGGCAGGCACGGCCACGGTGCAGGTTTCGGCGGATGGGGCCGGTTCTGTCTCGGTCGATGGATCTGGCACAGCGGCGGTGCAGGTTCAGGCCGTTGGTGCTGGTGTCGCCTCGATCACGGGGCATGGATACGGTGATGCCATAACGCTCACCGCTACCGCGGAAGTCTTGGCTGTTGTCGGCGTGAAATTGGCTGCCGGTGCGGTGCGTAGCTATGCCGCGTCAGGTATGTATCGGCGTCAAATCGAGGCTGCATCCCGCGTTTCGGCGCACACACTCAACGCAATTTGGAGGGCAGCATGATTAAGTCATGGGCGGCTGATACTCTCGTAATCGACGTTCCCGTCACATTTGAAGCGGGGGCGGCAATTTCGGATCTGACTGGGGGTGCCGCCATTGCGGTGGCGTCCCATGAGGATGGCGCGATTCAGAACGGAGCCGCCACTGTTGTTGGCGCGGCACTGGTAAGGGTGGTGTTCACGGCTGGCTCTCTTGCCGCAGGGATTTGGAACTTGCAGGTCAGGGTGACGGTATCGAGCGTTGTCAGGACTCTGGTGGATACAGACATGAGCATTGCTCCAAGCCTTTAATCAATCATCCTCCAGATCGAGCGTTCCGTTTGCCAACCGTTCAAGCACGTCTGACAGCGCGTTCTGCACAGCATCTATAATCTCGCCCCGCATCTGTGCGGCACGGCGTTTCTTCGTGGCGCTGGGGTGTTCCAGCACCGGCACGGCCCCGTCTGCGATTGTCACCTGCCGTTCCAGTTCATCCCATACCGCATCACAGGCCGAGGCGTGGGTTTCTACAGCCTCGCGCAATGACCGCTTCCACAGGGTCTTGTCGTCGCGCGCCTTGATCGCAGCGCGGGCGAGGGCCAGCAGGTGCAGGTGATCGGGGGATAGGGCGGTCATGGCAATTCCCCTTCGCACTTCATCTCCGGCATCTTCCCGTCGAGGTGCGCGGCTTCCTTCTTGGCCGGATCGGCATTGTGCCATTCGCAGGTATCTGACCCACGCGGTTCATGGCCGAAGCTACCGTCGATGAAACCGTGTGCCGTTCTGCGGCCTGATCTGCCGCCCCAGAAATGGCACAGCCCCCAATCACGTTCTTCTGCGCGGAAATTGTTGCTGCGCTCCCACCAGCGGCATGACGAACAGCGCCGTGTATTTGCTCTGGTCATGGCTGCACCTGTGCTGGCAGGGACCGCAGCCAATCGTTGACCTCGGCGGCGGGCAGGATTGTGGGGCTGGCCGATCTGGCGGCGGGCTGGGGCGCTTGCATCCGCTTCCAGTAGGATTCCTTCGCCAGATAGAGCGACTTGATCCGCTCGTCTGTGTTGCGGTTGCGGTATTGCGCTGGGGCCAGATCCATGCCGATGGCTTCTTCGATGATCTTTTCCAGCACATCGGCCTTCATCTTACGGGCCATGTTTTCTGTCAGGAGTGCGTAACTGGGCGCGGTCAAAATGCTACATCCCCATCAATGCCGGTGGCGGATTCCAGATCATGCGCGGGCAGCGGGTTTGCCTCGCGGTATGCCGTGACCAGATCGAACACGCGGCCCCATCCGCCCAATGCCTCAAGGCCGTCCTCTGCCGCGTGGGGGTCCATCACCAGAGCGCGGGCCAGCAGGGTTTCGAGTTCGGCAATGCGGGCGGCAGTTCCAGCGGGGTGCGCTTCCCATTCGGCGGAACTGTCATTGCCTCGCGCAAGGTCTACGCCGATCACCAAAGGGTGTTCGGCATGTGTCCCCGCCTTCACCTTCTCGGCCAGCCGTGTGAGAGCGCTCATGCGTCACCGCCATTCACGGCGGCAAGAGCGGCGCGCAAATCGAGAACCGCGCCAGACATCAGACGCAGCAGTTCAACAACTGGAATGTCGGGCTTTAAGGCATCGGTCAGATCACGCTCGGCACGCTCTGCTGCCTCCACCAGCGCCGCATCTGTCTGCGCGTCACGGGGGTCGGGCCGCATGTCTATGGTGGATCGAATGGCGGCTTCATTGTGCGCGTCAGCGGCGGCAATGGCGGCATCGTTGTCTACGCACTCTATCCATTTCTCGCCGTCAAACCATTGCCCATCGACAACGCTGTAAGAACCAAGAAGCCCTGTTATAGCGTTATGGCATCCGTTGCTTTCCTCCCACACCAGCGGCTTGACCGTCACCCGCTGACGGCAATCAGCGTTGACGGCAGGATCGGCGGTCTGGCTGGCGGCAACGGCGGGGATGGCATTTATTCTTTTTTGTGAGATGTATGGCGATGCAGCAAGCGCATCACCGCGCCGGATCAGATCGTCTGAATTGGTCATAGCCATGTTCCTCCGTAAAAAACCAACGCGATACCACCGAGAAACATCGCAATTCCAAAGACAAATGCACTGGTGGTGTCATTCCTACTGCCGCCATATGTTGGCATTGCGCCCGCGATGAATGTGAGAACACCGACAGCCGATAGAAGAACGCCAAGGATACCTATCAAAATCCCCATCACACCCCACCTTTCTCAATCTCGGCCAGCACGGCGCGGGCTTCGTCCTCACAGTTGTCGCTGGCCCCTTCGGCCATCTTCCGCAGCGCCTCCACCGCCTTCGCCAGTTTGGCCTTGGTGTCGCGAGCCTCCCACGCAGCGTTCAGTGCATCGACAACCCATTGCTGCATGTCTGCCTGCATCTGTGACGCCGTGGCCATGTCCATACCAAGCGCAGCGTGGCCCTTGCCTGTCAGGTATCCCCAACCGCGCTGGTCCAGAACGTGACAATCGTCGCCGTGCTTATCCTTACCGACGATCCGACCAGTGCCTTTGATGATCTTGAACGGCCCATCGCAAAATGGTTTCGCGCTCATGCTTTTGCTCCTTTGATTGCGGCGCGGATAACTTGTTGGCACATAGACCAGTCTCCCGAAACGCCACGGATTACATTCGCCGCCTCCCGCATCCCCTGTTCCCGCGCTTCTGCCCGCACAGCGTCCAGCGCGGCGGATTGGTAGGGGGTGGCGAGGGCGCGGATTTCATTTTCAATATCAATAGCCGTTACTCTGGCTGTGTTGGTATGACTGAATGGCCCTCCGGCTGGTGCAGGAGTATTCTTGTGCGCTTCCTGTGCCGCCCGCTCATACGCCGCAGCGGTTTCGGCGCGGGATTGCGTCAGGGCGGAATTATCCAAAAGCGCCTCAAGGTCTGACGCCAGAAGCACCACTTCACCATCGCACCCAACGTCATACGAGTGGATATCCCCGTATGCGGTCTGCGCGGATTTCTTCCTGCGCTCAAGGTATGCTGCGACTCTCAGCCGTGCGTTCAGATCATCGGTCATGGTCACTCCCCCAGCAAAATGGTGACGCGATCAGCCCGATATCCGAGCCGGTCCATCTGTTCGCGCCACAGGGCGAGATCCTCTGGGCGGCCAAGGTGGGTGTTCATGGCGCTGATTGCCTCATGCCGTGTGCGGCGCACTGTCGAGGCGAAGATGATGCGCTCTCCCGTTCCCTTCTTGGGGCGCGTAACGGCCCATGCTGTGATTTTTCCGGTGTCCAAGGAGTTGCCCCTTCGCTCTTGTGTTGCGACACACTTTGCATCACAATCAGCGACACGGCAAGCTATACTGTCCTTATTTTGTTGCATTTATTTTTAAGTAGGAAGGACTGTCTCTCCGCCATCATCCCGCTGCATCGCAAACGATAACGCCTTGATAATAAAGGTAATTTATCGTCTAAAAGCCTCCAGCAGCAAAGTTTTCAGCAAAAAGTGCAGCACATCACGCTACACAATCGGCACTACATGCCCCCTTGAAAACTCCCTCGGAGTTGTCGCAAAGTGCGAACATGAAACTCATGCGCCGCAACGAAACCCTCCATATCCGCAAGCGAGTCCCACGACGCTATCGCAGCATCGAGGAGCGCGAGTTCTTCTGGGTTTCGCTGCACACCGACAGCGAGGCGGTGGCGCGGCAGAAGGCGCCGATCATCTGGGCGGAAATGATCGAGGCTTGGGAGTCCAAACTGGCTGGTGACACCTCAGATGCGGATGCGCGGATCGCGGCGGCCAAGAACTTGGCGGCAAGGCGCGGGTATCGCTACCTTGACGCTCTATCAGTCGCCCGCCTGCCAATCGCGGAATTGATCGACCGGATCGAGCATGTTGTCACGCCAAGCGGAAAGGCTGACGTGATCGAAGCGGATGCGCTGCTCGGTGCAACCCCGCAGCCTGAAATCACCGTGACAAAGGCGCTGGATCAATTCTGGACCATCGCCAAGGCAAAGACACTGGGCAAGTCCGAAGATCAGATCCGGCGCTGGGAAAACCCGCGCAAGAAGGCGGTGGCAAACTTCGTCAAGATCATGGGAAACCTGCCCATCGCGTCGATCACCACCTATGACATGGTGCGATTCCGCGAGTGGTGGGTGGACCGGATCGCGGCGGGCGAGGTCAGCGCCAACAGCGCCAACAAAGACCTGATCCACCTGACTGCGATGATCCGCGATGTGGCGCGCGCCAATGATCTGAAACTGTCCTTCTCCACCGAAAAGCTGATGTTGGACGAGGGCAAGAAGAACCAGCGGCCCGCGTTCTCGCCGGAATGGATCAAGGATCGGCTCTTGGCCCCCAAGGCGCTGGACGGCCTCAACGCCGAGGCGCGCTGTATCATGCTTGGCATGGTGAATACCGGCTACCGGCCCAGCGAAGGCGCCATGCTGACGGCGGCCCAGATCCGACTGGACGGGCCGGTTCCCTACATTCAGATTGAGGCAGTCGGCCGCCAGCTTAAATCCCACAACGCGGAGCGCCGGATTCCCCTCACTGGGGTAAGCCTTGAGGCGTTCCGGCTGTTCCCCAACGGCTTCCCGCGCTATGCCGACAACCCGTCGCTGTCCGATACGGTGAACAAGTTCCTGCGCGAGAACAAGCTGATGGAAACGGATCAGCACACGCTTTACGGCCTGCGCCACTCGTTTGAGGACCGGCTCTTGGCCGCCGGTGTCGATGAACGGATCAGGCGCGATCTTATGGGCCATTCGCTTGATCGAGAGCGTTACGGCAAGGGCGCGACGCTGGAGCATCTGGCAGCCCTGCTGGAGCCTATCGCGCTTTAGGTGGCAGCAATCAAAGCGCGGGCGCGGGTCAGCGGATCAGCAGATGCGCGCGCCTCGGCCTTCTCAATTTCATCCACAAGGCGCTCAATGATCGGCTTTACGGCGGGCCGCTTGGCATAAAGTTCGAGGACCACAGACAGGCTGCGGCGCAGGCGCCCAATATCATCCACGTCCATGCCCCTTCTTTCCTGTAACAACTTTCAAAGAGGTATCCCCTTTTGATTTCATCTGATCCAATTCGGCGCGTAGGGCCGAAACCTGATCGAAAAGCATAAGGATGGCCTGCTGTTCAGGCGTCATGCCATCCTCTTTGAGTGGATCATTCGACCAGCCGAACATCATCAACCGGCGCATCGGTGTCGTAATACTCGGCATCGCAGACAGGGCAGCGCCAGACCGATTCTGACGCGGGCCACTTGTCGCCGCCCCTGCATCCTTCGCAGTCCTGATCGGCATAGTGTTCATCGGCTGCGATCATGTTTCCGTCGAGCGGGTGGCGGTCAGGGTGCGCCATTGGTTTCATCCTTCATCTGGCGGCGCGTCACCATGAACAGGCCTTTCGGACCAGTCCCGCACTTCGGGCAACGCGCGGCCTTGGTTGATTTGGAAAACTCCTTCACGTCCATCGGGAAGCGGCCAGCCACGATGTATTCGTCGCAGGGCTTGCACCAGATATTCAGGTTCTTTGGGTCGAGGGGTTCGGTTGTCATGCGCCTTCTCCGCGCAAGATTGGCAGCATGGCGTCGATGCGCTTGGCAGCCTCGCTCTGTGACATGCCGTCCTCCCAAAGCAGGGCGAGGACTTCGCGCAACTCGCGTTCTATGGGGCCATAAGTTTCATGGGCAATGGCGCGCACAGCCCGCTGCCGCGTGCGCTGCATTGCACTGTCCCCACCCTGACTCGTTCTGATTTCTTGTTCAGCAATGCGCTGATCGAAGAACATATCGGCGTGAAAGCGCACGATTACATCATGCAAGCATTCATCTGTGCTGCTTTCATCTTTCACGGAAAAGACGCGTGACGGTTTCATGCGCCACGGCGCAATCCCAAGGATCTTGTGGCGAAGGTGCGTTATGAACGGAAGTTCCATAGTCATGCCGCACCTCCCATCACAGCGCGCGCGTGCCTGCCGCCGACTGGATGCCTTCCGACGCAATCGACCATTTCAGCATTGATGAACTGCGCCTGTTCGGAGCGGGCGGCCACCTCCAAGGCGCGGCGCAGTCTAATTTGCATGAAGTCATTCAGATGAATGACATTGCTTTTCCGGCCAGTTGGACGGCGTGAAAGCCCAAGGCGCGCAACGTGATTTCTGACGGTTCTCGCGCTGACGCGAAAATGCTGCGCGATTTCAACAAGCATGACGCCATCGTTCCACATTTGCTCGAACAGATTGCTGTCGGAAATTGATGGGACCGGCCCCATTGGCCGATGCGGAAGCCCCCTGCATTCGGCGCGGCTCGTCACGGCAGCGCCGCTGATCCCTAGAATGGAGCCGACTTCGGCAAGCGTCAGACTCCGATCCCCCCATAGGCGGCGAAACTCGGCATCGCTTACAGACTTCCCGCGTTTGCGATTGTCAGCCATTCCCGCCCCCGATCTGCGGGAAGCCGTTGTGTTCGACGCCATCCAGAAGGCGACCGGCGCGGGCTTTGCCGATGCGGCGCGTGGCCTGCTGCGCTGTTGCTGTGCCGCGCGCAACTGCGCGCTGATCTTCGCCGTGCCAAGGCTGTCCGGTCGGCTTGAGATCTAGCCCAAAGGCGGGACCATATTCCCCCCACTGCTTAAACAGGAAAGCCACGCCAGCCGCCGCGCATTGATCGCGCAGGGACCGCGCCCAATCTGGGTGCATCGGGCGGGCATGGGGGCCGCTCTCGCCGCCGACGATCACCCAGTCGATAGGCCACATTACCTTGATACCATGAGCGGCATTCATTTGGCGCAGATCCACCGGCCCCAGCAACGGCTCTGCGCTGATGAAGCGCACGGCGGCGGGGCAGGCCAGCAGATGCGGGATGCGAAGATCTGCGCTTGCCTGATCGCTGATCGAGGTTCCAAGCCAGACGTTACGCAGCGGCCAGTGGTCACGCTGCGCCTCGGCTGTGCCGCGCGCCAAAACCTCTGTCGGCAGGACTGCGGCCCATGCTGGGCCTGTCAGGTATTTCCGCGCCCGCTCTGGGCGTTTGGTCAGAACCTGAAACGTGTGCTGCGGGGCCAGCGCCATGACGGCGAACACGCGGTCCAGCCATTCATCCGGCACGTTTTCGTGGAACAGATCGCCGTGGGCGCAGACGAAAATCTTGCGCGGCTTTTTCCAGCGCAGGGGCTGGTCGAGCCATTGCTCGTTGAACCGAACCTCGCCCGTGAACTTGGACTCCCCCGCCGCGTTCTTGCGCGCCAGCCCCTTGCGGCTGGGGTGGTTGCCGATGGCGGGCCATGACGTGATCAGGTGCGCGGCATAGCAATGGCGGCAGCCCTCATCGACCAAGGTGCAGCCGGTGATGATGTTCCACGTTGCGTCAGTCCACTCGATCTTGGATGTGTCAGCCATTACTGCATCCCCAGCGCGGATTTATACATTTCGAGAACTGCCTCTTCCTCGGCCACCTCGTCGGGCTTGCGCTTCCGCAGGGCGATCACCTTCCGCATGATCTTGGTGTCGTAGCCACGACCCTTTGCTTCCGCGAAGAGTTCCTTCTCCTGCTCGGCAATGTCCTTTTTCTCGGCAGCCAGTTGCTCGGCGCGCTCGATGAACTGGCGCAACTCGTCGGCTGTGACGCTGTAGGCATCGCCTGAATTGTGTCCGGTGGTTGCCATTACGGCTTGCTCCTTGGTGTTCTGGGTTCGCTGATGGTTTCGCCGGTCTGCCGAAGCGTGACCTTTCCGTTCAGGCTCTTGCGGAACTTGCTGGCCTTGGACCCAGCGACGATATGTCGGGTCTGGCGATATTCGCCGTTGTGCTTCTTGGCGACGCGCTTGGCCTTGGCGATGCGAGTCACATCCTGCTTGGTCTTGACCGCGTGGCAATGGACGTGGGCAGGCTTGAGGTTCGTCAGATCCTCCTTGCCGCCAAGGGCGAAGGGAACCTGATGTTCGACTTCCATCTTCTCCGTGGCGAGGTCGATCACCTCGCCACAGATATGACAGCGGCCATCCGCAGCCTCGTAGATTGCGAAGCGCATTGCCTTGCTGATGCTGCGGCGCTTTGCCATTAGCCGCGCGCCTTCACTTCGATATCCATCTTGGTGCCTTCTTCCATCAGTATGGAGTGCAGCACCGGCTTTTCGTCGCGCCAGCGGTCCAGATCACCGGACCAAAGGTCCATCGCGTTCTCCATGCCGCCCATGGCATCAATGTCGGCAAGGAACTGCTTCACGGTCGAACCTGAGCGGATTGCGTCCTCGTCCTCGGCGGGAGGCGCATCGGTTTCTTCGGTCACTTCCACCGCGTCTTCGGCCTCGGCCACGTCCTGCGCGTCGAACAGATCGGCCTTCACCTCTTGCTTGGCCTCTTCCTGCTTGGCGCGGGCTGCTGCGTCGCGCTTGTCCTGCATGGCTTGGCGGGCAGCATCGTCGGCGCGGTTGATCTCAGCGTCGCTGTGGTCAGCCTCTTTCTGGGCCTCTTTAGCCTCGTCCTTCACCTCGGCAGGCTTGGGTTTCGTCTCGGCGGTTGCGCGCCGCGCTGTGCCGCGTGCGGCCTCGGCTGCCTTTGCCGCGCCGGTCACGGCTGGGAAGTATTCCTCAACGGTCGCTTCCTTGGCCCGAATGTCCCGATAGATCGTCGTGAGCGTGCCGATTTCTTCCAGCCCGATATCGTCAAGCCCCTGCACTTCGAGGCAAGAGAAGATCTGATCCGGCGTGATGCCCCAAGCCGCAAACGCCTTGATCGCCTCGTCGCGGCGCACCACAAGGGTTTTCACATCGCCCTTGATTACATGCTCGGCGGCCTCATAAGCCTTGCGCCAGATCGCTTTCGGCACGCCTTTCAGGACCGCCTCGCGCAGCGCCACAGATGCGGCAGCATTTCCGGTCACGGCGATCATGTCGTCATTGAACAGCTTGCCGTTCCTGTCGCTGATCCGGCGCTGGACTTGCGCCACCCGCTTCATGCCGGTTTCGAGGTCGTGGAACACGCCTTCCGCGATCACCACCTTCTCCATCCGGTCCACCGCGACCACGCGGCTGCCGATCTGGCAGTTGCCCCACTGGGAGGCGATGATTTCGGCCAAGCGGACGGACGGGCCGGTGATCGGCTTGCCGCCACGGGGGAGCGCGTAAACGCATTCCTGCGCGGTTTCAGAGTCCAGCGTTGCCAGCGACAGGATATTGGTCATGGCGCGCTGGATCGAGCGCGGATAGGCCTTTGCCGTGGTCACGGCCTGATTGAGTTCGGCGGTGGCGAGTTGCACCACCATTGCCGTTCCGCCCGTTTCGATGGGGGCTTTCGCTTCGCCGGTGTCAAACCGTGCGTCAAGGTTCTGCATTGGATCGGTCCTTATGCTGCGGAGGTGGTGGTGTGGCGGGTGACGCCCTTGATCGAGCCTTCAACCCAGTCCTTCGAGCGCACAGCCTGATTGGCGAGGCGTTGAAGCAACTCGGCCACCTCGGGGTGTTCGCGGAAGTGCATGTAGACGGCGTTCTGGCTCTCGATCTTGGCGTAGGCAGTTTCCCGAAGGCTCATGCCGCGCCCTGCGCCGGTGGCGCTGTCCACCTTGGCGCGGGCTGCGGGCTTTTCGGCCTTCTTCTGTTCCTTGGCTGCGTCCTCTTTGGCCTTCTCAGCCTCGGCCAGCGCCAGAGAGTCGCCGCGCGATTCCGCCAACTGGGCAGCGGCAAACGCATCTGCGGCGGCCTTGCGGGCAGCGGCGGCGCGTTCTTCCTGCTCACGCTTGAGGCGCGCGTCTTCTTCAATCAGCCATGCGGCGCTGATTGCCTTCTGCTTCTCGGCAGCCTTGGTCAGCGCGGCGGTAAAGACCGTGAAAGCGTCCTGCACGGCCTGCGCGTTGTCGTCGTGCGGCTTCTTCTCGTCCTTGCGGATGCCATCGACCACCTTGAAGCCTTCGCGCAAGGCGGCCACCACGTCAGCAACCTCTTGCGCGTGATCGGCGTCCTTGATCGGGCCGCGTGCGGTCATTTCATCGGCGCGCTTCAACAGCGTGGCGGCGGTGGCCTTGGCCTTCTCAAGCGATTCAGGCTTGAACGGCGGCGCGGGCGGCGGGTTGTTTCCTCCCATCACAGCGCGCGGGTTTTCGGTTTCTGCGGATTCAACAGTCATTGCGGCTTCACTCCTTGGGTGATGAGGTCAATTTTGCGGTAGGGATCGTGCATGGCCGGTGTCGCGGCGATGCGGGCGAACAGGGTGCGGTATTCGGGGGCGGTGATCGGCGTCAGCCACGTCCAGAGGTCGGCAAGCTGGGTCTGGGTCAGCGGGTTCCCGTTGATTTCGCCACAGATCCGTTCGGGGGCGGTCAACTCGCCGGTTTCCTCGTCAATCTCGCGCTGGCAGAAGATCTGCACGGCAGCCCATGGGCCACCCTTGCGAAGCCGCGTGCGAAACCAGCCACACTCAGGAAGCCCCTCGAATGTCGCAGGGCTGTCACCGGCCACGGCGGCGCGGTGCCATGCGTAAAGCTGGGCGGCTGGCGAGGGCTGGCGGATCATACTGCCACCCCGTCAACGATGCGGTCAGTCTCGGTCGCTAGCTTGCGAAGATCGGCGGCGCGCGGGTCTTTGGCCTTCGATGCGGCGCGGGCGGCGGAATAGGCGGCCTCGTTCAGTGCGTGCAGGGCATCTTGCAGGGTCACAGCACGCCCTCCCTGTTGGCCAGTTCAAGCAGCCGGATCGCGGCGTAGATCGCGTCCATGTCGCCATCCATCAGCGCGCGGCGATGGTGAATCTCGCGCAAGGCCTGCGCGGTGGTCCAAGCCGAGAATATGGAGGTCAGAACGGGCCGCGTCGCAGCGGCAGGCTGGGCCACGATCTGTGCCAGCACGCCTTGAGCCGCATCGAGGTTGGCCCAGTCCGTGCCATCGAGCGGCTCGGTGCGGGGTGCATTCCGGTTTGCGACGTGGTTTACGCGCAGCAGGGCGGTTCCGATCATGGTTGCGTTGGCGCTGCTCACTTCGGCGGCTCCAACTCGTAATCGCCCCAGCCCATGTTCATGGCAGCGCGGCGGCATTGGCCCTCGGTGCGATATCGCAGCCAGCGGCCAGTTTTGCAGTCAGTGACAACCCACACGGTCAATCTCCCCTAAGCCCCATCCATGCGTAGCCAGTGACCCCATCGGGGCCGCTCACGGATGGATCTGAAATTTCGTGAAGCAGAGGTTCGCGGTGGATTTGCTCGGCGCGCAGTCGCTTGAACGCCGCAACTTCGGCCTCATGCTTCTGGCGCTCTTCCGCCGCGAACTCTCGGTAGTAATCATCGGTCGGCATCACGCACGCCCAGCGTAATGCCCGTGGCGGCTGATCCGATCCCCAATGCGCTCTGCACGCATCGGGTTGCGGTTCGTGGTCAGGATGCGGCCCAGCATTTCACTCGCCGCATCATCGCTCAGGCCCATCAAGGCCGCCGCGATCTGGTCTTCACGCGCCTTGAGGGCGCGATCGTTATAGGCTTTGGGCGGGTCATAATCCCGCCCGCGTCCTCCGAGGTCTTGCCGTGTTTGCATGATCGACTCCATTGGTAATGAGGTTCACCGTAGCGAATAACGCTACTTCACGCAAGCCACCTTGTAGGGAATATCGCTACGAGCGAATCGGGCAAGAAAAAAGCCCAGCCAGATCTATCTGGTTGGGCTGAATTTCGCGGGATTCTGGATGCAACCTATGGCGTTGCTGTGACCACCAGTTCGGCTGGAAGGGCTAGAATGACGCGGGCCGCCCACTTTATCGACCTATCCCACGCCGAGTCGGCGGATGGATTCAGGGCGATCAAGTGGAACAGATCCGGTTCCGTGCCGCGCTTGACCAGTTTCACCCATCCATTGCCATCTGTGTCCTCCAGCACGCACGGCCTGCCTATATCCTCTTCCAGAATGCCATCGTGAACAGACCGGCTGAAAAACAGGACATGACCGGGCTGATACATCGGAGCCATAGAGTCGCCTTCAACTTCAACCGCAACCATAGATCGCTCAGGGAGAATGTCGGGCGCAATGACGTGATAAAGCCCGTCACCCTTGGTAAACGCGTCAACCAGAGGGACGTAAGCACCGGCCCCAACTCGCCCAGCTACGGCAATCAGTCTGGGTTGTGCTTCTCGGCCCACACTCGGCATCGGCGTGCCGGTGATTTCGGCAATCGCAAGCGCCTCATCAGCCGATACCGACCTTTTTCCAAGCACCATCTTGTTGACCTTGGATCGGTCAATCGTCTGGCGCAGGCGCATAGTCAGCGCCTCGGCCAGTGCGGCCTGAGAAAGCCCGCTCCGCTCAAGGGCGGATGCTACCCATTTAGACATGCCTGCCGGTGTCATAGACCTGCCTCCTGCGCCGCGACCCCCTGAAAATCCAATAGCCCCAAGCGCCAGCGGGCGCTGTCACGATTATCGCTACAGTCCGCTTGCGTGTCGTAGCGCATTTCGCTACATTGCCTCTTTATGGAACCTGCAAACAAAATACTCACCCGTCTTGGTGGCCCGACAGCCGTGGCAAAGTTCATCGGCGTGCATCGGGTCACGGTATCAAAATGGCAGTCTTCCCGCGAAAGCGGGGGGACTGGTGGGATGATCCCTATGCGCCAGATCCCGCGTCTCATGGATATGGCAAAATCACTCGGCATCGCACTGGACGGGAATGACTTCCTGCCATTCGCAAGCAATGGCGGGGTGGCACGATGATTGCCACAGGGACATTCCCCGCTATCCGTGAGATAGTGTCATATCGCGCCAGCTTCCCCGACCGATGGAAGGAATTTCTGCGCCAGAACTTCCCCAGCGCAGCGCGTGCGGCGAAGTCGTTTGCTGTTGACGACAAGACGGCGCGCGACTGGTGGCATGGGCGCACGGCCCCGTCAGGCTTTGTCGTGGCTCTTGCCTTCAAGCGGATGCCGACCGAAGCCGCCCGGCTCTTGGGAGGATGGGCCTCCAGACTGATCTGGGGGGCGTCCCATGGATAGCCCGAAGCACAAGCCCGGACAGGGAGCGCAGAAGTTGGCCGCATGGCTGACGCTGCGGGGTGTATCGCGCGCAGACTTCTCTGCCGCCTCTGGCCTGTCCTTGTCCTACATCGCGGAAATCCTGCTGGGCCGGAAGAACGCGGGCCGCAACGCCATCGAGAAGATCAGCGCGGCCACTGGCGGAGAGGTGCCGCCGTCTGTCTGGTTTGGGGGTGGCAATGGATAGCCAGAAGCCAGCCCTAGACCGCGACAAGGCTATTGGGTTCATCGAACTCTGGACGCAGGGCGTCTCGGCACAAACGATTGCCAAGTTTCTCGGTGACGACGCCGCGCCGGTGGAAGAAATCGCGGCACTTCTCGCCCTGCCGCCCCGCACTAAGAAGAAGGGCAAGAAGGTCGCGCCCCCTGCGCCAGAGCCGGAGTCACCCGAAGCCAAGCAGGCCCGCGAGTTGCAGACATTGCTCCGCACCGAGGGCAAATACGCGGCGCTGGACGAGTGGGCTGCCGCCCAGACCCCACCTTTGACCCTCATACAAGCAACGCAGCGGTGGCACCGTGCAAGGGCTGGGGGGAGGTAATGCGGAAGCCCACTTCGCAGGACAATTTTGACGCCAGATCGGCGCGCACCCGCCAGCCGTTGCCGCTCTGGTCCGGTGCGTTTGACCGTGCGACCCATGAACTTGGGCCGGAAATTATCGGGGCATATCTGCTGATCCTCATAGCGATGTGGGAGGCAAAGTCATGCGATATCTCTACAGACGAAAGGCTGCTTGCGCGGGTCGCGAGAGTAAGCCCGACGATATGGCGCAGGAAGCTTGCGCCTATAATCACCCCCATGCTTTCCGAAGAAAACGGCAGGTTTTTCTCCGAAAAACTGAAAGAAAACGCTGGAAAAACCGAAGATTTTTGCACCCAACAACATGCGAAAAAGTATGGAAAAATAGCGACTAAGCCTTTGAAAAATAAGGAGCCGGAGCAAACCATGGATGAACCAGAGTTAAACCATGGTTCATCCTCGGAAAATCCTAAACCTATAACCTATAACCATATAAAGGAGGAGGAAGAGGGCGCGAGTGCGCGCGAATCCTTGTCGATTTTCGAAGAGGTGATGCTGGCAGTCGGGATCGACCCTGCCACCCCGCCGAAGTTTTGGCGCGGCGCTCCGGCGAAAACCCACGTCCTCGGATGGCAGCTTGTCCATGACCTGACCGACGACGAATTGGTCGAGGCGGCCCGCCTGTCACGATCCGACCACCCAGAGCCGCCAGACGGCCCGAAGGCGCTGGATCGCTACGTTGCGGCCTATGCCAAGGCCAAGGCCAGCGCCGGTGCTGTGAAAGCCAACCCTGCCAAGCCGGATCGGTATGCGCCGGTCCCAACTAGCCACACTGCAACCGACCGTGGCGCGGTGATGCACTTCTGGGCCGAAAGCCTGAACGCAGGCCGGTTCGTATCCCCATCGTCCATCAAACCCGACTTGGCCCGCGCCATGATCGAGGCCCAGCTTGTCACCCAAGAAACTCTGAAATCGAAAGGAATTGCGTTTTGAGCAACGAGGGACAGTTCATCATCACATCGGCCAACCCGCGCTTCGAGTCGATCTACGCCGCCGCGCTGAAAAAGGCAGTCATTCGGGAGCGCAATATCCGTGCATCGCGTGGCGTCGCGCCGCCTGTGGATCGGCCCCGCACGCACCACACTGGCATTGCCTCCTATGCCCGCATCGCATCCGTCATGTCCGACGAACCAAAGACCGTTTCCGAGATTGCCGCAGCCGCCGAAATGCACGCCGAGACGGCGCGGAAATACCTGTCGCGCCACCTCGCGGCTGGAACGGTGACGCTTGGCATCCCCCGCTTTGACGGATCACGCGACCTGCTCACATATGTCCGTGGGTGCCAGAAGTGACCGCCGTTGCGCCGCTCAGGGCAGCCGTGTCTCGCGATGGGTCAACCGTCCTGATGGTGCGCGGCCAGTGGCGGCAGTCGATCAAGGCTGCCGATTTGGGCGGCTGGATCAAGTTTTACACCACCCTGCGCGACCGCGAGAAGGGCCGCTATGCCGGTTTCCATGCCGAGCCGGTGTCGGTCCTCAAGGCGCTTGAGGCGAAGATCAAGGAGCGCAGCCAGTGAGGTATGCAAAGCCAACGGACAAGCGCCTTGTGGAAGAACTGCGGGCAATGACGGCCAAGGGTGGCGAGTATCAGCCTGTCAAGTGCTGGTCGCCGGATGGGCCGTCATACTGGGTTTCGACTGCGGCAAGCGCGCACGACGTAGCTGGTTCTCTCGTCTGCGACGGGATGCCAGAGGCTGACTATTGGCCTATGGTAGAGGCGCGCAAGCAATGAACGTCCATTCCAACATCATCAAAGACTGGGCCGAGTTGCGGCCATACGGGCGCGGCTTTGACTTCATCATGGCCGATCCGCCATGGAAGTTCGTCCATAGGTCCAAGAAGGGCGAAACCGCCAAGAGCGCGGACGGACAGTATCAATGCCAGTCGCTTGACTGGATCAAGTCGCTGCCGGTGGCTGACCTTCTGGTCGGTGAAAACTGCGTCATGTGGCTCTGGGCCACCAACCCCATGCTGCCGCAGGCCTTCGAGGTTCTGGCCGCATGGGGGTTCACCTTCAAGACCTCCGGCCACTGGTCGAAAAAGACCAAGCACGGCAAGCAGGCCTTCGGCACCGGCTATATCCTGCGCTGCGCCGGAGAACCGTTCCTGATTGGCACGCGCGGCAAGCCCAAGACCGCCCGCAATGTCCGCTCGGTGATCGAAGGCAAGATCCGCAAGCACAGCCAGAAGCCAGAAGAGGCGTTCCGCGCCGCCGAGGCAATGATGCCAGCCCGCCTGTATCCGGCTGGCGTGCAGCGGCTGGAACTCTTCTCACGCACCGCCCGCCCCAACTGGAAGCACTGGGGCGACCAATCAGACTCAATCCCATTGCAGGAGAACGCACATGAGCAGCAAAATTCGCACATTCCGCCAAGATAGACCGAAGGATTGGCTGCAAGAACACCCCGAAGAAACATGGCGCTGCGATATTTTCCCGCCTGATGGGTCGGATCACCACGGGATCGGGCCGACCGAAGCGCAGGCCATCATGTCAGCCGCTTTTGCCTATCTGGGGTGGACTGCTAAACGCCAGAAAGGCGGTGACGCATGACCACTTATCACGTCTGCGGCGAACACTCGCTTCTCTACAAGCAAGACGGGATGCGGAACTATGGGGTTCTGGCGAGCAAGCCGCAACTTGGCGGATATGACCCCATGTCTGGCACCTGCACGCCGGATGAAAGCAAACTGCGCCCCGCGACAACCAAGGACTTCGATCACTTCCGCGTCTGCTGGAATGGTCACATTGGGGGCGAGGCATGACGGCAATCCCGCACACCTACACCGCGTCGATCAACCCGCGCTATCATGGCAAGATCACCGTCGAGGACCGCCGCCGCCTGCGCGCTGAGATTGCAGCCCGCAACGTCAACTTCCGCACCATGCACAAGACTATCCGCATCGGGCGTTTCATCCGGCTGGAGCGCACCCACGCATGGGGGATTCAAGCCGTGTTCCAGATGGTGCGGGCATGAGCAAATCCCGCCTCGTCGCCAAGCTGCGCCAGAACGACGAATACCCCGCTATCAAGAAGTTCTTGAAGCAGGTCGGATTCGATCACGAGGTTCACAACCCCACGGGATCAGGCCACCCGTTCATCACGATCCGGCTGCCCCACGGCGCAATCCTCAAGCACCACATCAACTGCACCCCGTCAAACGCCGGTGGAAACGTGCGCGCGGCCTTGGCAGGGCTGCGCCGCGCACTCAGGACCGCAGGCTATGACCTGTAGGTGGTCAGTAACAGACCATTTCCCCCGAGTAATCCTCGTAGCAGCTATAGGCATTGCCGTCTGCGTCGGTGCCAAACATGCCGTTACTCGTGCGGGTTTGCGACCAAGACCGGCCATCGGAGTCAGACCCATAGGTGAAATTGCCGGTCGTGGTCTGGCTCCAGTTCGATCCAGTTCGCGTGTTGTTGCCGAATGTTGTGCCGCCGTATGTTTGGTAGCTGGTGCCGTCATCGCAAGTCGTGATGCCGCCATAGGTGTAGCATTCGGCGCTGGCGGTCCCTGCAATGGAAATAAGCGCAGCGGCAGTCGCAAAAGCAAAGCGTTTCAATTCGTTACCCTTTCGTGGTGGTTAATGGCATGGCCACTGCTCGGATGCAGCGAAAAACAAGGCATAATGCGCGGGCTGACCGCCCCATTGCGCGCGAAAATCGGGGTCTTCCATTTTCAACCGAAACTGATCCACCAGATCAAACCCGTTCTTGTCTCCAAGATCGAGGGCAAGAAACCCCTCCGAATTTCCCTTTCCCTTCCTGTCGAGTCGGCATCTGTCGTTCAGCATTGTTGCCACGCCAACGGAATAGCCTGCACAGAAGTTTACACCGCCCATGTCCTCGCCGTTGCAGAGGGACTCGAAGAGTTCTGCCGTCAATTCCTCGGCAGACGCCGTTCCTGTGAGTGCAAGAGCGACGGCCAAGGCGCGGAAAATCATCATTCAGGCAATCCCATTCTCTGCAAGTGCCTCGTCAAGCAGGGCGCGGATAGCCTCCGGCCTTGTCTGTTCAGGATTTTGAGCAAGGCGGTATTCGTCAACCCGCGCAAGCAGATCGGGTTGAATACGCACGCCAATCAGTTCGCCAAGCCCCGTAGCTGGCCTGCCACGCTTGCGCTTTTCTGTTATCGTTTTTTCCATTGCTTCCTGCATTATTTTACGATAACGATAAATGCAGGCCAAGGCAAGTGCTGCAAACACCGCCTCGGCCCTAACCGAAACCCGATCCCAAGGAGATCGCGTATGGCTGACGCCACCCTTACATCCCGTCGCGGGATTTTGAAAATGATTCCCACCGTGACTGTGGCCGCATCGGCAGGGGTTTTCCCCTGTTTTGCTGATGCAACCGGCGCTGACTCCGCGCAAATCGCCCAATCCCTGCTGTCCAGCATCGAGACGCCCGCTGGCGCGTCCCTTCTGGCGGTCACGATCCGCGCCACCGGCGCAATCGAAGCATCCTGCATGTCGCGCGAAGGCGCGCTGCTCCACCGCAACCCCGCCACCGGCACTTGGATCTGAGGAGAACGCACATGGGTAACGAAAAGCATACCGATCTTGACGCAGTTCTGGCCCCCGTTGTCTTTGCCAAGGACGGTGAAGTGTTTGCCACCAGCCGCGATGTGGCGACGTTTTTCGCCAAAGAACATCGCAGCATCCTTCGGGATATCGACGCTCTGATCGCATCTGAGGCCAGTTTGGCCCTGCACAGTTTTGTGCAGGGCTACTACACGGTTCCGCAAACTGGCGATCAACGCCACCGCATGTTTGAAATGGACCGCACCGGCTTCACGCTGTTGGCGATGGGCTTCAACGGCGACAAAGCTCTCCGCTTCAAGATGCGCTACATCAAAGCCTTCGACGCGATGGAGAAAGAACTCCGCGCCCGCCCTGCGGCCCCGTCCATCGACTTGAACGACCCGTCGCAACTCCGCACCCTTCTTCTGAACTATTCCGAGAAAACGGAACGCTTGGAGAAGCGCGTCGAGGAACTCTTGCCCTCCGAACAGGCGCTGGATCGCATTGCACAGGCTGACGGTTCTCTTTGCATCACGGATGCGGCCAAGGCGTTGCAGATGCGCCCGACCGACTTGTTCCGCTATCTGCGCGAGAACGGCTGGATTTACCGGCGCGCAGGAGGATCTGGCGACTTGGGATACCAGTCCAAGACCGTCGCCGGATTGCTCGAACACAAGGTCACGACTGTTCTGCGCGCTGACGGAAGCGAGAAAGTGACGGAACAGGTCAGAGTCACGGCGCGCGGGTTGGCAAAACTGGCGAAAATCCTGCCGCCTGCTGTCACTGACCGGATGATCTGACCAATGGCACAGGATGAAGCAGTCACAATGGAACGGTTGGTGCGCGCTCGGCGCATCATCCGCCGCCTGATGAAATCCCGCCCCAGCGCCAAGCCCATACTTGACCGGCTGAACATGGAAATCCGCGCACTCCGCAAGGTGGCAAAATGACCGGACTCATTCGCGCCTGCCTTCTCGCCCCCGCTGTCGTCCTGACCCTTTGGACGATGTTTTCTTTCTTCCTGTTGCTGGAGCCGACCCTATGAAGCGCATCCCCATCACCGACGCCAATTTCACGGAGCGCGCAGGCCGGTATCTGGCGCTGATCGAGTGGGCGCGCAGCCGGTATTCCGAAAAGGGCATCCTGCGCGTGATCCACCTCGGCCAGCCCACCATCTACGCCCGCATCGAGGACATGGCCGCCGCCCGCTACATCGGCACCTCGGAGCATTACCCCACCGTCACCCTCAAAGCCGCCCGCGCCGCCTGAAAGGACAATCCCATGTATGCACTCGATTTCGCCAATGAAGCAGAAGCCAACTGCGACGCCTTTGAGGCTATCGCATCCGGCACGGTTCACCACGCTGACGACGACGCCTGCGACCCCACCACCGTTACCAAGGTGGTCAAGATCACCGACCGCATGTTCCGCTGGGGCATGGCCGAAAACCTCGCCAACAGCGACGCCCCGAAAGGCCCGCGCCGCATCGAGGACTATGTGGCCGAATATCTGGCCGATCTGCACGCCCAGCCTTCCTGCGGCTGCGAATACGACTGCTGCGGCCATCGCAGCGGCCACGCCGACGCCTACCACATCGCGGGCGCGCTCTACTGCGTCCAGATCCACACCTCCCGCAACTATTGAGGCTTGCCCCATGAAAACGATTAACAGCCCCGCCGCCCCGAAATCCGCAGAACACGACCACCCGTTCCGCATCGGCATCCATTGCAAGGAGTGCCGCAGCACCCAGATTTGCCGCGATGCTGTCGCCCGCTGGAGCGAGCCGGAACAGGTCTGGGAACTGTCCAGCACCCAAGACAACGTGACCTGCGACGATTGCGGCTGCGAAACCACCGTCAACCGTCTGCGCGACATGGAGGGCATGGATGCAGGGCCGGTCACGCCGCAAGACTGCTACGAGGGCGAGACGTTTGAAGCCGTGCAAGTGATCGAGCCGCTGCACGCCCTTGCCCGCGCCTTCATGGCGGCCAAGCCGCAGTTCGCTCCCGCATCGCTGGATGAATGGCTGGCCGACCACGATCAAGAGTTGTCGCAGCTTGAGCGCCGCACCGGCTACGCCATCCTGAATCAGATCAACGCGCTGGAGTAACAGAGCATGCCTAATTTCATCCTAGACACCACGCTCGACGCGACAATCTTGGTCGAGGCACCGGACGAAAACACCGCCCGCCAAATGCTGCATGACGTGATCGGCGCGGAGGTCGCCCAAGCCAACCTCGGCGCATGGCCGAATGGCGACCCGTGCCTTGCCGCTGTGCAGATCAAGCCCTACGCGCGGGTGACGCTGCTAGATGCCGAGGTGGCCGCCCCTGACCTGATCGAACCCAAACAATCACGCCGCAAACCGCCCAAAGGCCACCGCTTCACCAACGGCTGGGATGGGGAGCGCACCACCGGCACCGCCATTGGCACGATCTGGTGGGATTATTTGCACGGATCTGGCGATGTGACGCTTTCGCCCGAGTTCGACGCCATGGACTATGTGAGCAAGATCGACGCATTGCAGGACGCCATCGGGCTGATGAACCGTGAAAAGGCAACGCTGATGGAGGCAGAGGCAATCAGGTGGGAAGCGGAAAGGCTGAATCGATCCATCGCTGAAATCAACGCGCACGTTCCGCACCGTATCGTCCTGCGTGCCTCTGGCGAAGGACACTCGACCCCCACCGCGTCAATGCTGACCCGTGCCGCATTTCAGGAAGATGATGGCGAGATAGACTGAAACCCGCCTCACGCAAAAGACCCGAATAATCCGGCCCCCTGACACACAATCAGGGGGCTTTTTCATGCCGCAAGCCCACCAGTTGATTACTCCGCCGTTTTGCATCACATTACGCAGCACAACGGACGGAGCAACAGGACGTGGCCCAGAAGCCGGAACTCAGTGACAGACAGGAGCGATTTGTTCGGGAATATCTCATTTCCGGCAATGCCTCTGACGCTTATCGCAGGGCCGGATACTCGGCGCGCGATGCAGACTCGGCAGGCCCAAGGCTGTTGGGAAATGTCCGTATCAAGGCCGCCATCGCCAAATTGACCAAAAAACGGCTGGAAAAGCTGGATATTACAGCCGATTCCGTGCTGGCCCGATACCGCGACATTGCCGATGCCGACACCACCAAACTGACAGGATACCATGTCGGAGCGTGTCGATACTGCTGGGGCGAGGGACACGCCTACCACTGGAAAACTGAGCGCGAGTTCAACGAGGCTCTGGCACAAGCCAAGATCAAGCTGCCCAAGGGAGCCACGCCGGAGCAAGAGGAGGTGTTGCTTCCGAAGATCGACGGAGGCTTTGGCTATCGCATCACGGCAAACCCATGCCCATCCTGCCCAGAGTGTGCGGGGCTTGGCGTCACCTATACCAGATTTGCTGACACCTCGACGCTGACCGGCGCGGAGAAGCAGCTATACGAGGCTGTTGAGCAAACCAAGGACGGCATCAAGTTCAAGCTGGCCGACCGCGACAAGGCCCGCGACATGATCGCCCGCCATGTGGGCCTGGCAACCGAGAAGGTCGAGCATGGCGTGAACGACGCGCTGGCTCAACTTCTGGCTGGCGCGCAAGGAACCGCCCTGCCCATCGCCCCATCGCCCTATTCAGCATCACCAGATGCCGACGATGGTGATCGTGACGACGAGGACGAGCCAGCATGAGTGCCATGGGCCGTGTCTCTGTCGATCCTGATTTCAAGCCTCAGACCGAGGCCGACTGGGCGATGTGCCTGCAAGATCCGATGTGGCGCATCTGTTCCGGCCAACTCTACAAGATTATGATTAAGGGCGACGCGGACACCGTGGGGCATGTGCAGCCCTTCCGGCCCAACATCAACCAGCGTGCGTTCCTGTCGGCCCTGCATTACCTCAATGTGATCCTCAAGGCTCGACAGCTTGGGTTCACCACCCTTATCTCGATCATCTGGCTCGACCACGCGCTGTTCAACGCCGATCAGCGATGCGGGTTGATCGCACATACGCTGGAAGATGCGGCCTCGATCTTCCGTGACAAGGTGAAGTTCGCCTACGAGAACCTGCCAGCCCCGATCCGCTCCAAGTTCCCGTTGAAGCGCGATAGCGGAAAGGAATTGTTGTTTGCTCATAACAACAGCGCCATCCGCGTTGCTACCTCTATGCGCTCCGGCACCATCCACCGGCTGCACATTTCGGAAATGGGCAAGATTGCCGCTGCGCGCCCAGACCGCGCCAAGGAAATCACCACGGGTTCGCTGCCCACCGTTCCGGCCAACGGCATCGTCATTATCGAGTCCACCGCCGAGGGCATGGCGGGCGAGTTCTACGACATTGCCACGCGGGCCGAGAAGCGCGCCATCCAAGAGCGCGCGCTCAAAGATCCGATTTTGCCCACCGATTACCGATTCCACTTCTTCGCATGGTGGCAGCAACCCGAATACCGGCTGCCGCTCGATCAGGCGAAGCGCGTGCGGATCAGCGCCAAGGAACACGAATACTTCGATACCGTCGAAGGCCTCATGGATTGCGAAATCCACATCACCCAGCGCGCTTGGTATATCGCCAAGCGGGACAACAGCTTTGCCACCACGCCCGAAGATATGTGGCGCGAGTTTCCGTCCACCCCCAAGGAATGCTGGCAGGCATCCACGGACGGCAAATACTACGCCACCGCCCTTGCCATCGCCCGCCGTGAAGGACGTATCGGCAAGGTTCCCCTGCTGCGCCATGTGCCGGTCAACAGTTTCTGGGATCTGGGCGCATCGGACGACACCTCGATCTGGCTGCATCAGCGGGTTGGCCGTGTGGATCACTGGGTCCGGTTCTACGAGGCCGCAGGCGCTGGCTATCTGCATTTCATCCTCTGGTTGGAGTCGCAGGGCTGCATCTGGGGAACGCACTACCTGCCCCACGACGCCGATCAGAAGCGCCAGCAGAACCAGAAAGAGCCGTCAGAGTTCGCCATCGCCTCGCCGGTGATGATCCTGCGGGAAATGCGGCCGAGTTGGGATTTTCAGGTAGTGCCGCGCGTCCAGACCATCCAGCACGGCATTGATTTGGTCAGGCAGGATTTCTCAACCTACTGGTTTGACGAGGAGGGCTGCAAAGAGGGCTTGGCCCACATCGAAGCCTATAGCCGCGAGTGGAACACCCGCCTGCAATGCTGGCACGACCACCCGCGCCACGACGAACACAGCCACGCCGCCGATGCGCTGCGCCAGAAGGCGCAGGGCTATTCGGCTGGCACACCCCTCACAGCCTCTAACCGCACCGCAAACACTGGCCGCGCTCCCCGCCGCCGCGCATCGGGAATGACCGCATGACGAAACGCCGCCGCCTCCGCCCCATCGAGCGCCCCACACTCGACCTGAACAAGCGCGCATGGGAGGCCAACATCAACGGCCACATCGTCGTCGGAACTTGGGTCAGGACCGAGGGCCGCAACTGGCAGCCCTGCATGGTGCTGCTGCATGGATCGCGTCCCATCCGTCGTGGCAAGACCGTCCCTTGCGTCATTCCCCTCAATGAGTCGTGGCGGTGGGCGATGCACGGCGAGGTGGGCGACCCAGCGCATGTCGTTGCCCGCGTCATGGAGTGGCTGGCCTGCGGATACCTTGCGGGCGACCCCACCAGCAAGCGCGACTATCTCGCTGTCGTCGATGCGGTCAACAAGCGTCTGCCAGACCTGATCGCAATGCCCCCGCGCCCGAAAGGCGACCTCGACGTGATCGGGGAAGTCACGGGCATCAACAAAGTCACCGGCGAAATCATGTTCCAGACCGAGGTGACAAACGATGTTTGAGTCCGACGACAAAACCCAACGCTACGAAGTCTCCGGTTCCGTGTCCTATGACCGCCGCCGCCAAGGTTCTCCGGGCGATGATTTCATGGAGCGGCTGGAGCGCGCGCGCACGCCTGCCCTGAAAACCAGCCTGCTGGACAGCAACCTTGCCAACTATCTGCACGCCAAACTGCTGGGCAGCTACACCCGCGAGCTGGACCGGCAGGCAGAAAACCGCCTCGATATGGCGATGGACGAGGATTTCTACGACCACATCCAGTTCACCGAAGAGGAAATTGCCATTCTGGCGGCACGGGGCCAAGCGCCAATCGTGTTCAACATGATCCAGACCACCGTGAACTGGGTTCTGGGGTCGCAGCGCCGCGCCCCGATGGATTACCGCATCCTGCCGCGCAAAAAGGCCGGTCTGGAAAGCGCCGAGCGCAAGACCCAGCTTCTCAAGCATGTATCGGACACCAACCGTTCCGAATACGAGTGGTCAACCGCATTCGCCAAGGCGGTAAAGACCGGCCTTGGCTGGGTGGAAACCGGACAGGGCCGCCCCGAAGACGGGAATATCGTCTATGTGCGCGAGGAAGACTGGCGCTCGATGCTCTGGGATTCGACTGCGCGCCGGTATGACCTGCAAGATGCCCGCTACGAGTTCAGGACAAAGTGGCTGGACGTGGATATCGCGGCAAACCTGTGGCCGCACCGGCAGGGCATCATCGCCGCCGCCGCACAGAACGCCACCTCTGGCCTCTACGATCTGGACAACATGGGCGACGAGCCGATGGACAGCCAAGAGGTCGCCCATTTTCAGGACGTAGGGCCATCCAGTCGCGGCAATCAGAATTTCGCCACCGAGCGGGAGCGCGTGCGCGTGGTTGAAGGGTGGTTCAAGCGCCCGATTCCCAATGCCCAGATCATCCGTGGCGGCCAGTTCAATGGCGAGTTGTTCGACGAATGGAGCCAAGGCCACATCAACGACCTGTATTCCGGCGTCTCGACCCTTGTGACCCGCCCGCGCGAGGTGATCCACGTCGCCCTGTTCACCGATGCAGGCCTTCTGGATCTGCGCCGCAGCCCCTATCGCCACAACCGTTTCCCGTTCACCCCGCTCTGGGGCTATCGCCGCGCCCGCGATGGGATGCCCTACGGCATGATCCGTGGCCTGCGCGATATCCAGCGCGACCTGAACAAGCGTGCCTCCAAGGCTCTGCACCACCTCTCGACCACGCGCGTTTTGGTTGAGGATAGTGCCGTTGACGATATCGAAGTCCTGCGCGACGAGGCGGCCCGTCCTGATGCCGTGATCGTCTACAAGGCTGGCCGTGCAGCGCCGCAAGTCCACTCCGACACCGGCCTTGCCGCAGCCCACGTCGATCTGATGAACCGCGACGCCCAGATGATCCAGCAAGTCGGCGGCGTCACCGATGAAAACATGGGCCGCAAGACCAACGCGACCTCTGGCAAGGCCATCATCGCGCGCCAAGACCAAGGCCAACTCGCCACCTCGATGTTCTTCGACAACCTGCGCCAGTCGCGCCTGATCCATGGCGAGAAAGAACTGGTGATGGTCGAGCAATTCTACACCGACGAGGACGTGTTCCGCGTCACAGATGCGCGCGGCAATCCCGACTATGTGGCGATCAATGACGGCGACCCGCGCAATGCCATTTCGGACCACAAGGCCGACTTTATCATCAGCGAAGAGGATTGGCGCGCAACCGCCCGTCAGGCACAGGCTGAACAGTTGCTTGATCTGGCTGGCAAGCTGGCCGCGACTGCCCCGCAACTGGTGCTGAACATCCTCGATCTGGTGGTCGAAGCCCTCGACGTTCCCAAGCGCGACGAGTTGGTGAAGCGCATCAGGCAACTGACCGGCCAAGCCGACCCCGACGCAGATCCGAACAACCCGGACCCAGAAACGCTGGCGATGCAGGAGCAGAAGGCCAAGGAGTCCGCTCTGGCCGAGCGTCAAGCCATGGCCGCCATCGAAGAGGCCGAGGGCAAAGCCCGCAAGATCAACGCCGAGGCCATGAAAGCCACGGCATCCATCCCAGCAGATGCCATCGCCACGATGAAGGCGGCATTTGAGGCAGCACTTGCCATCGCTGGCGCCCCAGCCGTGTCCGCTGCCGCAGACCAGATCCTGTCCGACGCAATGGCGGCGGCTGGGATGCTGGGCCAGCAGCCCGCTGCCGCGCAACCCCAACCCCAACCTGCCATGTGAGGATTGATCCATGTCTGTGAAGCTGAACCTGACCGATACCGACCACATTCCCGAAGATTTCACGCTGGAAAGCCTGTCATCGTCTCTGACGGAGGGGGAAATCGCCGCTCTGAATGATGGCGAAGACCCAATCCTGACGCCGGAGGTCGATCCGGCAGAGGCCGAAGCCGCTGCGCTGGCCGACCAGCAGCAGGCCGACGCAGCAGCGCGCGCCGCGCAACAGCAGCAGGCTCCCGCGCCGCAGCAAATGCCGGATACTACCGCCGCCGAGGCCATCATTGCCAAGACGACTGCGGATATCGACGCGCTGGAGGACCGCTTTGACGCGGGCGAACTGTCTCTGCCCGAAAAGAAGGAGGCCATGCGTGCATTGATCGCGCAGCAGGCACAAGCACAGGCGCAGCTTGAACGCGCGTCGGAAATTGCACAGCAAAATGTGCAGAGCGCCCGCGCCCAATTCTACAGCGCGCTGGACCAGTTCAAGGCCAAAGCCCCGTTCCTGTGGTCGGATGAACACCTTGGCGGCTGGGATGCGGCCCTGAAAACCGTCACCGGATCGCCCGCCTATGTCCAACTGTCGATGGAGCAGAAGATCAATCTCGCCCACGATATGTATGCGGCCAATTACAAGGCCATGTCGGGCGGCAAGGCTATTCCGGCCATCGCTGGCGGCAAGGCTCAGGACGGCTCCGCGCCCAAGGAAAAGCGCACGGACGAGCGCGATCCGGTGCAAACGCTGGGCGATTTCAACACCGACTCCAATGCCAGCATCGAGGACGGCACCTTTGCCGTGATCGACCGCAAGATGGGTGAAGACCCCATCGCTGCCGAGAAAATGTTCAACCGCCTGACTCCTGACCAGCAGCAAGCCTACCTGAACGCCTGATTGGCACGCGTATAGAAGAGGATACGGATGTGCTGATGAAACGAGTCCACCTGTCAGAAGGCCCGCAGCGCATCCGCATCGGAGAGGCGATCATTCACATTCAGAAGATTGGCGAAAACCGCGTCACATTTATGATCGACGCTCCGAAAAATGTGCAGGTTGAAGCCCTAGATCGGCCAATCACCAAGCCCATTGAAGAATGACCCCTATATATGGTATGGGGGGATACCACCACGCATAGGAAGTGCTTGGGTCAACCGTTTTTTGACCGAAGGAGCATGACTTATGCTTACGAATATGGGTGTTGGCGATCCGCGCGCCGTGAAACGCTGGGCGACCAGTCTCGCCGTTGATACCGACAAGCAGTCCTATTTCAGCCAGCGTTTTGTTGGCGAGGGCGAAAACAACATCATCGAACGCAAGGTGGATCTGGAAGACGACGCGGGCGACCGCATCCAGTTCGACCTTTCGATGCGCCTGCGCGGCGGCATGACCTTCGGCGATGATGTGATCGAAGGCTCCGAAGAGGCGCTGACGTTCTACTCGGATGAAGTCCGCATCGACCAAGCGCGTAAGGGCGCATCGGCGGGTGGTCGCATGACCCGCAAGCGCACGCTGCAAAACCTGCGCCGGATCGCCAAGGACCGCACCTCCGAATACATGGCTGAATGGATTGACGAAGGCTTCTTTGTCTACCTGTCGGGCGACTCGACGTTCTCGGCAGTGAACCAAGACGCCAAGTTCGGTGAGGCATTCGCTGGCAACGCCGTGACCGCGCCCGACGCCTCGCACATCGTCTATGGCGGCGCTGCAACCTCGAAGGCAACCATCGCAGCGACCGACAAAATGTCGATGGCTCTGCTGGAGCGCCTGTCGGTGAAGCCTCGCATGATGAACGCGGTGAACCCCGATGTGGTCAAGCTGTCGCCCATCACCGTGGACGGGGCCAAGCGGTTCGTCGTCCTCATGTCGCCGTTCCAAGCGCACGCGCTCCGCACCGAAACCGGCGATCTGTCGTGGCAGAAGATTTCGCAGGCGCTGGCAACCTCGGAAGGCCGCAACTCGCCCATCGTCAAGGGCGGCATGGGCCTCGTCAACGGCTTGGTCTTGCACGAGCATGAAACTGTGCGCCGGTTCAGCGATTACGGTGCCGGTTCCAACATCGCCGCTGCCCGCGCCCTGTTGCTGGGCCGCCAAGCTGGCGTCGTGGCCTACGGTGCCGGTGGCAATGGCACTCGCATGACGTGGGTGGAGAAGATGTTCGACGCCGACAACCAAGTCGCAATTTACTGCGGCGTCATTATGGGCATCAAGAAGACCGTGTTCAACGGCCTCGACTTCGGCGTTGTCGCTGTCGATACCGCCTGCGCTGATCCCAACGCCTGATCGCTCTGATGCTGGCGGCCCCGTGACTGGGGCTGCCACCACCCAATCCCACGCCAGCACAAGGAATCCCTCCCATGGCGATCAAACAGACCAAGTTTTTCAAGGGCATGTCGCGCACGCCGGTTGGGCATCCCCACAAGGCGGGCCACACCACCACCCACCTGTTCACCCATGTTTTCACCGAGGCTGTCGCTACCACCGATATCCTCGAATTGATCCCGCTGGCCCCCGGCTTGCGCGTGGTCGAATGCACCGTCAACACCGAGAACATCGCGGCCACCAACCTGACCGTTGGCATCATGTCGGGCAGTGTCGGCTCTCTGGATGCGGCGCGCACGTCTGGTGATGAACTTGTCGCGGCGCAAGTCTCCGGCACCGAGTATTCCTCGTCGCTGCTGAAACTGGCCGCGCTGGCTAAGAACGGCGACACCGCCAAGTCGATTGGCCTCAAGGTCAGTGCTGACGTGGCAGCCGGTGCGACGAAGAAGCTGCACGTCAAACTCGTCGTCTCGTCCTGATCTGCAACCCGTAATCGCGGGTGACGCCTTGGCCTGTCATATGGGCCAAGGCATTTCCACAACCCCAGCATCGTAGGAACCTGCCATGTCCGACTTTCCCGCAATGATCGTTGAGTCCATCCTGAAACGCGCCGGTGGGTCCGTTATCCCCATGGGCAACGTCAAATATCACTTCAAAGATGATGGTCAGGATCGGCATGTCGCCATCGTCTCGGACCCCGATCACTTCGCCAAATTCATCAGCATCACCGAAGGCTTCCGCATTGTGGGCGTGGCCGAAGCCGCGACCGCCATCCCCGCCGTTGCGCTCGGCGTCCAGCCCGCGCCCGTGGCCCCCGTTGTGGCCCCCGTTGTGGCTCCTGTCGCCACCACGATCACCCCGACGCCCGCACCGGCCCAGACCGTGACCGATACCGTCGCCGCTGCTGAACAGGTCACGGAAGGCGCGCCGGTGCCTGACACCTCTGCACAGGTCATGCTGGAAAGCCTGTCGCTGGAAGAACTGCGCGCCGTTTTCCAGACCGAAGTGGGCCGCAAGCCTTCCGAAAAGGCCAAGGCCGACACCCTGATTGCAATGATCGAGTCCACCCGCGCCGAGCGCATCGCCGCAGGCAAGTAAGGCCGGTCAATCGAACCCATAGTGGAGGCGTGAGCCGTGACTTTTACAGCCGCCGATGTTTTCGCCTCCGCTTCCTCGACCCTGCTTGACCCGTCCTATCGCCGCTGGACTGTTCCGACCCTGCGCGATTACCTGAATGATGGCCTGCGCGCGATCATCAACGCCAAGCCCAATGCCAACACCAAGACCGTCACGCTGACTCTCGTCGCTGGGTCGCTCCAATCCCTTCCGGCCACCTATACCGTGCTGTCGCGCGTGACCCGCAATCTGACCATCGCCCATGGCGTAGCGGGCGGCCCAGCCGGTGCAGCCGCGATCCGCCCGCTGCGAAGCCGCGATCTGCTGGATGCCATGATCCCCGACTGGCAGAGCAACGACAGCCTGCAACACGATATCGTCAAGCACGTCATTTATGATCTGGCTGACCCGCGCCGCTTCTATGTGGCCCCCGCGAATGACGGGACTGGCAAGGTTGAGGCGGTTGTGGGCGCATATCCCGCGATCATCGGCCCCGCAGCGTCAAACCCCGATCAGGCATCATCCTATGCCGCCGCCGTTGTGGATCTGCCCGACCTCTACAAGAATCCGCTCGTGGATTACGTCCTCTATCGCGCCTTTTCGATGGACTCTGGCGTGCAGGCCTCAGAGGCCCGCGCGCAAAAGCACATGGCAGAGTTCCAGAATGCAATCAGCCAAACCGCCCAAGGCGAAGCCGCAATGACGCTCGGCGCAACCCTGCAAGCTGGAGGCTAAGGGACACCATCATGTCAGCGCCCAACACCCCCCTGTCCGCGTTCCTGCCCTATGTCCTGCCATATGTGGCAGCCTGTCCTGATCCGGTGGCCGAGTTTCACCTTCGCATGGCTGCAATCGAGTTCTGTGAGCGCACCCGCTGCTGGCGGCACATCATCACTGTGGCCGTGGCAGCGAACAACCAGACCATCGCGGCCCCGAAATACTCGACCATCCACGAAATCGAGCAGGCCACATTCAATGGCAAGCCGCTCAATCCGACCCAATACACCGATGCCCAGCCCGACGAGTTGACCGGCCTGACTTCCACCGGCGAACCAGTCAACATCACCCAGATCGAAAGCGGGGTAGTGGCGCTCTATCCGTTCAAGACCGGCACGCTCCGCCTCTCTGCGTTCTTGAAGCCCATGCACGGCAGCGCCTTCGGCCTGAACCGCCTCGACCCGCTGTCAGACGCCTACAACGTGGTGCCTGAGTTCATGCTCCGCCAGCACGCGGAAACCATCGCACGCGGCGCGCTGGCCCGCATCTACGCCCTGCCGGATGAGAAGTTCTCCAACACCAACAACGCGCTGTTCTACGCCAAAATGTTCGATGAAGCGTGCGGCCGCAATTTTGCATCGCACCTCAAAGGCCAGCAGCGCGCGCCGATCCGCACCAAAGCACAGTGGATGTGATCCATGAAGATCGCGCTTGCCAACTTCCAAGGTGAAATCCCGCGCCTCGAACCGCGTGCGCTTCCGATCAACTATGCCTCAGTGTCCAAGAACACCAACTTCGACAACGGAATCCTTAGCCCGCTGCGGTCAACAAGCGTGTCCCATACCTTTGGCGCTGATGTGTCGTCCTTCTACCTCTTCAACGCGACATGGCTTGGCTGGTCTGGGATTGTCGATGTGGCCCCCGCGCCGGTCGCATCTGACCGCATCTATTACACCGGCGATGGCGCTCCGAAGGTGCGCGATGGTGCAACTGTCTATGCTCTGGCCCTGCCAGCGCCCGTCGCGGCCCCGACTGTCGTAAACCTGACCTCGCCAGATCCAAACTTTCTGGAGGCGACGTATTTCAGCTATACCTACGTCACGTCGCTGGGCGAAGAGTCGGCCCCGTCGCCGCTGTCGGCTGTTCTGGATACCTCTGCTGGCATCGTGGTGCGCGTCAACGGCTTCACCGCCCCGCCCGCTGGCCGCGCGATCACCACCTTCCGAATCTACCGCAGCCAAACATCGGCCACGGGCGCGACCGCCTTCTTCTTTGTGGCCGATCTTCCCATTGCCTCTTCGCTCTACGACCACGACATGACGGCAACCCCGCTTGGCGAGTTGATTTCGTCCACGGACTTCGACACCCCGCCCGATACCCTGACCGGACTGACCGCCATGCCAAACGGCATGATGGCGGCCTTCACCGGCAAGGACGTGTATTTCTGCGAACCTTACAAGCCGCACGCATGGCCTGAAAAGTATGTCCTGACCATGGACTATACCATCGTCGGGCTGTCTGCATTTGGATCAAACCTTGCCGTTCTGACCACCGGAACGCCCTATATCCTGCAAGGCACGCACCCCGACTCCATGGCCTCCGAGAAGATGGAAAGCGGTCTGCCCTGCCTGTCACGGCGTGGGATTGTCGATGTTGGTTATGCGGCGATCTATCCGTCAACTGAAGGGCTGGCGATGATTTCCTCTACCGATGTGAAGGTCATATCGAAGGGGGTGTTCACACGGGAGCAATGGCGGTCCTTCTCTCCTGATACCATCGTGGCTGAGCGGTTCCGCGGTCAATACCTGTTTCTCCGCAATGTCTCAGCCTTCACCGTCTACAACGGCAATGGTCCGTCCGGTTACACCGAGTTGGAGCGCACCGATCTGGTAGGATCTGGCCCGACTCTGGCCGGTGATCCGCTGTCCTATGTGGTGATTTCAGGCGGGACGCCGGATTCCAGCTTTGGCGAACAGCGCCTTGGCATCATTGATCTGGAAGGCGAGTCCCCCTTCTTTGTCCAAACCGATCTGGCCCGACCGAAGGCCATGCTCAATGACGTGAGCAGCGGCAACCTGTTCTTGCTCGACACAGACGCGCGATCCGTGAAGCTGTGGGAAGACCCGTCAGCCGCCCCCTCGGTGGCAAACTGGCAATCCAAGCTGTTCTCGTCCTTCATGCCAGCCTCAATTGGCGCAGTCTTTGTCCGCACCGCACGCCCCCTGCTGACCGAGGATAGCTTCGCCGTCCGCATCTATGCCGATGGCGTTCTGGTGGACACCATATCGCAGGCCAACAGCGCCGAGCGCGTGGCTGCATTCGGTCTGGCGCAGGAATGGGTGTTCGAGGTCGCAAGCAATGTGCCGGTGGTGTCTGTGACCGCAGCATCGACCATTGATGAACTGATGGAGGCGGCATGACAAACCCCCGTGGCACATTCCGCGAAGAGCGCCTTGATGAACTGGCTGGCACGCGCGGCAAGGATGAAAGCCGCGCCGTCCGCAAGGGTGAGGTGGAAGGTGAAGCATTCGGGGCGGCGAAGTCGTTGCTGGCCTTGAACCTGTTTAGCCGCAGCGCATCCCTTGGCGCTGATGTGGCCCTAACTGTGGCAAACCAGTGGTATGATGGACCGTTCATCGCGCTGACTTCCGGTCTGTGGATCGTGATGGCGCAGGCGCAACATCGCAATGATGCAGCAGTTGGCTCAAGTGGGCAGTTCGTGGCGCGGATCTGGGATGGCGCGGCGGTGCTGTCGGCTTCTGAAATGACCCATGACACCGCATCCGGCTCCGCACGCACGCTCTTTATGACAGCAATAGTCTCAATCAAGGCCAACAAGCTGCTGACCTTGCAGGCGCGCTCGAATGTCGGAAGCGCAAACCTGAAACTCAAGGCCACAGCCCCCGCCGCTGGGGCTGATCTTGTCGCAACCCGCATCACTGCAATGCGCTTCGGAGGCTGACCCATGGTCGATGTTCTCGCTCGTTTCCTTCTCCGCTGCGGCACAAGCACGCTATGGGCTTCGGTGAACCCGACCCTTGCCGCTGGTGAGCCTGCCTTTGAAACCGACACCAAGATGATGTGCGTGGGGGATGGCGTCACCGTCTACACCTCGCTGCCCAAGTTTTCTTCTGCAAGCGCGGTCGGTCAGTCCATTCTGACGGCGGCAGACGTGGCGGCTGTCCAGACTGCCATCGGGGCAAGCGCGCTAGGTAAGACGCTTTTGACTGCGGCTGATGCTGCCGCCGTGCGAACAGCCATCGGATCAGTCATTGGCACCGACGTTCAGGCCCATAATGCCAATCTAGCGGCTCTGGCTGCCATTGCCGGTATCGAAGGCGATCTGATTTATCGCAGTGCGACTGGATGGGCGCGACTTTCTAAAGGCATAGCCGGTCAGGTTCTCGCGCAAAATGCTGGACTGACTGCGCCTGAGTGGATCACGAAAAACGGTGATGTGAACCTGCAAGTCTTCACCGCGTCTGGAACCTACACCCCGACTGCCGGATACAAGAAGGCTCTTGTGATCTGCACTGGTGGGGGTCGAGGCGGTGGGAGTGGTCCGACAGGTTCGAATGGTCCGGGTGGCGACGGCGGCGCGACGGCTATAACTGTCATTGACATATCTGCTGCAACCCCAAGCGCTGTTACAATCGGCGCGGGGGGCGCTGGTGCGACTTCTGGTGCTTCTACTGGAGCGCCCGGTTCGGCTGGCGGAACTACTTCGTTGGCCTCTCTGTGTTCAGCAACAGGCGGGGGAGTTACCTATGCGGTGACTGGAATCTTTGGGATTCAAGGTGCCGCTGGTGCCAATAGAGATCAGGACGGAAACGGTGGGGCTTCATTTTGGGGTGGTGGTGCGCCATCAACAGTGGTCCCTACCGGCGCGTCTGGGGAAACAGGTCAGTCTGCAACTGTCTATGGCAGCGGTGGCGGCGGCGGCGCGGGCGGCTCTGGGTCTGGTGCGACCAAGGGCGCGGGCGGCACTGGCGCGGCAGGCGTCGCGTTCATTCTCGAATTCAAGTGAGGCACAAGATGAAGTTGGCAGAAATCAAAGACGGTGTGGTCGTCAACATCATCGTGGTTGATCCGAGTGCGATTCCAGACTGGTGCGCCGACTGGCCGACCGCCGTAGGTGATGTTCGGATCGGCAGCGCTTATACTGATGGGGTGTTTTTATCCCAAGCAATAAATGACCCGCCTGCACCAACCATTGGAGAAATCCGCGCGCAGATGGTGTGCAGCCCGATGCAGGGGAAATTGGCGCTTGGGCAAGCCGAATGGTCCAAGATCGAATCCTACCGCGACATTGAAGCCACATGGGCGCAGCGTGTCGTTATCGACAGCGCGCAGGAATGGCGGCGGTTGAGCGAGGATATCCAGTTCTTCGGCTACCTGCTGCAATATACCGACGAGCAGATGGACGCGCTTTTCATCGCAGCCATGCAGATTTCAGCCTGACCAACAAGGAGCGCCTGCCATGCACTTCTCCAAACGCGACCAACCGACCCTTCTGAAATACGGGCTTGAGGCCACCGGCGCCGTAGCCTTCCACAAGGATGCCATCGCCTTCGGGATCTACCCAGATCAGCCGACAGAAGACGTGGTGACGACTCTGCAAGGCGTCGGGGTGTTTCAGGATTTCACCACCGCCGAAGACGCGGAACTCCATATCGGCATGTTCGATGGCAAGCCGATGAACCGCACGATCATCAAGGCGTTCACCAATCTGGCGTTCCACCCGCGCCTGTTCAATCTGCAACGCCTCTGGGTCAGCATTTCCGAGGACAACGCGACAGCGCAGGCAGCCGCCGTGCGCGTGGGCTTCCGGTTCGAGTTCCGAAAGCGGGGTGGATTTATGGGCGGCAAAGATGCTATCCTGCTGGCAATGGAGCGGCCCAACCCGATCCTCGCTGCTGCCAAGCGGAACGAAACCGAAGAAGTCGGCGTTTAACGCGAGGTAGAGTCATGGGTAAGGCACCAAAGCCAGATCCGAACATCGGCATTGCAGCAAAGAAGTCGGCTGAAACCGGCGAAATGATGCTGAACTGGATGAAGGATCAGGCCCAGATCACGAATGGCTGGGCGACGGAAGATCGAGCGCGCGCAAAGACCGTGTTCGAGCCGATGCAAGATGCCTTCATTGCGGAGGCCAATGGCTTTGCATCGCCGGAGCGCAAGCAGGCCGCAGCCGATGCCGCCGCAGCCGATGTGGGGCTGCAAGCCGCGCAGGCAGGTGAGATTCAGAAGCGTCAGGCCATGGCAATGGGCGTCAACCCCATGTCTGGCCGGTTCATCAACGCCAGCGCCAAGGCTGGGACCGATGCCGCATTGGCCGGGGCTGGCGCGGGGAACCTTGCGCGCCGCTCTGTAGACGATCAGGGTCGCCAGCTTCGGGCCGCAGCGGTCAACATGGGGTCAGGGCTGGCGGTCAACCCCGCTCAGTCCATGGGTATCTCGAATGGGGCTGTTCAAGCTGGAGGCGGCGCTGCCATGCAGGGCTATGGGCAGCAGGGCAACCTTCTGAACATGGACTTCCAGAACCGGATGCAGGCCTATCAGCAGCAACAGGCTGGCATTGGCGGCCTGTTCGGGGCGCTTGGCTCCGTTGCGGGCGCTTTGCCTGCTGGGTTCTTTGCTTCCTCCAAGGAAATCAAGCACGACAAGGCTCCAGTCGATGCCCTCGGCGCGATCCGCGATATGCCGGTCGAGCAATGGACCTATAACGAGGGCGAAGGTGACGGAGGCACGCATGTCGGCCCCTATGCCGAGGATTTCCAAGCCGCCACCGGCGTTGGCGATGGCAAGAGCATCGACGCGATCACCATGATGGGCCTGACCATGGGGGCCGTGCGCGAACTCGATGAAAAGGTCACGCAACTGCAAACGATCATGGGCGGTAAAGGCAAGCCGGATGCCAAAGCGCCAGCAATGGCGATGGGGGCTATCCAGCCGCAACAGCCCAGCAACAAGTCGCAGCGTGCGGTGAGGATGGCAGCATGAGCCTGTCAGCGTTTACCGGCTTTGCCAGTGGCTTTGCCAACTCCTATGGCGCACGCCGCGACCGTGAGGAAAGGGACGCCACCAAGGCCCGTCAGGACGCGCTGATTGCGGCCTATGGTGGCGCTGCTGGGGCTGGCGGCACTGGATACGCGCCAACGGGCGGCTTCGGGGCCAATCCGCAGGGCGGCACATATCCGGGCATGGATGGCACGCTGTTTGGCCTGATCGACAAGACCGAGGGCGGAGGTGCCTATGACACGCTCTACGGCCACTCCCAGAACGGTGGACGATTCGACAACATCGACGTGACCAAGATGAGTCTGAATGACCTCTATGCGTTTTCGGACCCGTCTGGGGAATACGGGCAATGGGTGAAGGCGAACAACCCGAAGGGCAACGTCGCAACCCCCATGGGGCGGCATCAGATCGTCGGCACCACATTGCGCGCGGCGGCCACGGAAATGGGCTTGTCGCCTGATACGATTTTCACGCCGCAGACTCAGGACGCGATTGCTAACCACCTCGCCGGAAAGCGGATCGGTGGCGCAAAATCACCCGCTGCCAAACGCGCGGCCCTTCGCGCCGAGTGGGACGGGTTCAATGGCGTCTCTGATACCGCACTTGATGCCGCCATTGCCCAGTATGAGGCCAATGGTGGGATGCTTAAACCGCGCCCGATGGGCGTTCCGATGTAAGGACCATCCCGATGAGCGCAGCATATGGCATTTCCAGCTTTGTCGATGGCTTCTTTCAGGGCCGCAACTGGCGCAACTCGCAAGAGGATCGCAAGGACGAGAAAGCACGCCAGAAAAAACTGGATGAAATCACCTTCGCCCGCGAGGCGCGCGCCGCTGATGAATACGGCTGGACCAAATCCCAGCGCGAGAAGGCCGCTGCCGACGAAGAGGCGCTTCGCAAGGCCTACGCCGAATCTGTAGATGCGGCAAACGGTTCCTTCGGCGCTACGCCGCCAGACGCAGCGCCCCAGTCTTCCCCTGTTGACCCCGTGACCGGCGTTGCAGCCAACCTTGGCATCCACATGGGCGCGATCCAGCCCAGCCAGCAGGGCCAGCCGCCGAATGAACTGCTTCCCGCAATGCGCGTTATGGCCGGTCAGGTGATGCCGCAACCGGCTGGCCCGCGCCGCGCATCCGTTGAACCGGCTGGCCCTGCCTTTGAGCAGTCCGGTCGCGGCGTTCCGCCAAGCCCTGTGCAGCGCGCGGCATCATTGGCCCCTGAAACCTCTCCGCGCCCGCAGGAAAACCCCGCAGGCCGCTACGGCCCCGCATTTGAGCGGGTTGGTCGTGAAGGCCAGCAACGGGCGCAGCCGCAGCAGACTTCTACGCAGCAACCCCAACGCCAAGGGCCGGATGGCTATATCGTGGCCCCGGCTCCCAGTGCCGCCATTGCCGACGAACTCTACCAGCAGGGACCGGCTGGCGTGCGGTATATCCAAGATCCGAACAGCAAAAGCGGGCCAGCCTTCGAGAAGACAGGGCGTAGTGCGGCACCAATCCCGATGGGGATCATGGAGCCAGACTATAACCACAAATGGGGTGAGGATGGAGGCTTGCTTTCTGATGCTGGCGAGGCGGCAAAGCGCGCGAACCGGGCTGTTGACGGCATTCCGCAAGGTGCTTTCAATCTGATACAGGACGCAGCAGGAGTAACGAATACCGCTCTGAATCCGTGGGTAAAATATGCCACCGGAACGGAACTGCCAATGCCACCTTCTTGGCAGGAAAATGGGAACGGTGGAGCAACCGGAAAATTTGACCCGCCAACGCAGCCCGCACAGCCCGCCGCCGCGGCTCCGCCCAAAGGTGTCGGCCCGCTCAAGGCCAACCTGCCCAAAGGAGCCACGCCGCAGCAGCAGGCATCGGCTGACTCTGCTGTCAATGCCATGGCTGAGGCCGCATCGCCTGCCGTTGAAGCCGCCGCCGCAGCAGCAGCGCCAGAAGTCGCAGCCATGGGCGCTATTGATCCATCCAAAGGCCCGACGCAGGCACAGAAGGACCGCGCTTCTGCCTCGTTCATGGAGCAATACATCAAGGTCGGCGCACCGATGGTGGTTGAGGAACTGTTGCGCCAAGGCAAGGTGGACAAGGCCCAAGAGTTTATGACCTTCATCGAGCAGGGCAAGACCAAGGAGGCCATGAAGAACTGGGCGCAGGCTGCCTTTGCGATCACCAATGGAGACATTGACACCTTCGCTGAGAATATCATCGAAGGTTACAGCTTGAGAGGCTATTACCCGGACGGCCTGTCCATCGTAAAAGACAAGTCCCATGCCATCAAAGGCAAGGACGGCACCACAAGTGGCTACATCGTCACGTTCAAGGATGATGCCACCGGAAATACGTTTGAACAGGTTTACGATAGCGTGGACGACATGGTGCTGGCTGGCATGACCATGTTGGACCCGAAGAATGCCTTCGATCTTATCTCTGCCCAGAATGAGGCAGCGAAGGCGGCCGCATTGGGCGTGCAGGAGAAGGCCGACAAGAAGACCACCGAGCAGGACAAGCAGGTGATCGACCTTATGACCGAGTTGATGAAGTCGCCCGAAAACATGGGAAAGCCCATCGAAGAGATCAAAGCGATGGCCGAGGCTGCTATCCGTGGCGCGCCCAAGCCCATCCCCGGTGGCGCTCGGTCAGGTGGCGCTCCGCCTATCGCATACCGCCCCTAAGTCGCTTGCTGCAATCGCACCAAATGGGGTATGGGTAACGAACACCGGCTGCCATAGGATGTGTCAGCCATAGATACGACCGTGAGGGAACGTCTATGGCGATTGACTTTGGCTTTGGCCCTATGGGCGCTATTCCTGAACCTCTGACTCCCGACCAAAAGCGGAAGAAAGTCGAAGGGATCGCGCTCAAGACGCAGGTTCCGGCCAACGTCCTGATGGCTCTCGATGAAGCCGGTATCTCCGACCATGAGGGCGCTGCAACGCAGATCGCGGCGGCCATGGCTCAAGGCAAGCCGCTTGATGCCGCAGTGGCGGATATTGCAGGCAACCCCGACACCGCCAAGGCGCTTATGAGCCGTGCCTATGACATTGCCGATGCGCTCTACCCGCGCGCCGCAGCGCCAGCGGCAACACCTGACACCGGACGGCCAAAAGAGGCGAACCTTTTGCGGGATGTGGCAGGGGTATTGGCGGTCGGCGCATCTGATGGCGCCGCAATGGGCGTTGAGTATCTTGGGTCTGCTGCCGATCAGGGCATTTCTGGTGCCGCCTATGCCGCGAACAAATACCTTGCGAACCCAATACTCGAAGGCATCACAGGCAAAAAGGACATGCTGCCGACAGCCAGCAAGCCGCTTGATGTTCCGATAGCGGCTACGGCTGCAAGGGTTATTGCAGGATGGCTGGGAGAAGAAGGGCTTTCCGGCTATCTCGATGAAAGCCTTGTTTCGCAAGCGGCTCTGGATGCAGAGCAAAACTTCATGCCAACGGGCGACATTACCGACCCTTCTACACTTGCATGGGGGAAAGATCCGACCATTCGGGGTGCGGTGATTTCAGGAGCGCGCGTGCTTGGCACAATGGTTCCCGTGATCGCGGCATCGCTGTTGAGCAAGAACCCGACAATTGCAGCCGGGGCGGTTGGTGGCTTGATGGCCGGTGGCGATGGGCAACGACTTGCGGCCGACACAGTTGACGCCAAATGGGCTGAGAAAATGCCTGATGGCCGGTCACGGCTGGAAGCCGAGACGCCGCTTTTCCAGAAATACCAATCAGAAGGCATGACTCAGGAACAGGCAAAAGACCGGATCAGGTCCGATGCTATGGCGTGGTCTGGTAATCTTCAGGCCGTCGTTGGCGCGTTTGGCGGTGCAGCAACCGGCGCAATAGCACGCGGAGGGCTTGCTAGAGCGGCGGGTGGGGGGATGGCCCAACGTGCGTCCGTATCCGGCATTGGGGCTGGGCTTGAAGAAGGCGCCCAAGAGGTTACGGAGGGTGTCGCCGCCCGAACCGGCATCAACATAGGTGCCGGAACTGATATCAGTGTCACCGCCGAGTCATTTCCCAACGCAGTCCTTGGCGCAATGGGCGGCGGGCCTTTTGGTGCTATCGCTGGCGCAGCAAATGGGCCGCCCCAGCCTGTCAACCAGCCTAATCCCATCCCTCCCCAAACCTCTGGCGATGGCAGCGCCAGGGGCCAGGCTCCCGATATTGGTGCAGACGCCGGTTTTGCACCCGTGTCGGGGGCCGACCAAGGCTTTGGTGCGATTCCACCCGAAGCCGCTCCGGTGCAGCCCGCAGCCCCGACCGGCCCGATTTCGGCGGCAGCGGCTAAGGCTCCCGACATGACCCCGCAGCCGGTGGCGCCGGAAGCCCCGCCCATGTTCCCTGACATGAAGGCAGGCGCGGAAGTCCGCTTGAAGGCACCGGATGGCAAGATCTACCCCGCCAAGTTTCAGCGGGAAGAAGGCGGGATGGCCGTTGTCCGCATCGGCGGAAGCGAAGTCAGCATGTCGCCGGAAGAGTTCGATATGGCGGTCTATTCGGCCCGCATTGACGACGTAGAGGCCGAAGCTGCTGTCACCGGCAAGCCGATCAAGACTGCGCCCACGGCAAGCCCTGACGAGATTTTCGGAAATGTCGGCCCCGCCGACCCAGTGAAGCCCGACCTGTCACGCCCTCCCGTGCTGGCCGGATCGCTTGCGGCCCAAGCGCAGGCGAAAGGCCCAGCGGTTGCCACGCCTCCAGTGATCGCTGGGCCTGCTATTCCCGCTAATCCACCCGCCGACGCCGGAAACAAGGCAAGCGAATTGCCTTCGGCCTTGGGCAGCATGGGAAAGGGAATGGCCGATGGCCTCTATGATATGCTCTGGTCCAACGTCGAAAAGGGCAGCGTCAAGGATGCCAGCGGGTCCACAGACCCTATCCTGAAAGCCGCCAAGCGCGTGCGCTCCGTCGCTGGCAACACCCTGACTCGTGAAAACTTCAAGGAGTTTGCCCAGTCGCATTTCGCAATGATGCAGTTGCCGATTGAACAGCGCAGCAAGGTCTATGCGGAACTGGTGGCGAAATACACACCGGCAACCGGAGGTCAGAAAGATGGCGAAGCAACCACAGCCACCGTTCCCAACCCCGCAGCAAGCGGCGGATTGGCTGGCACGGCACAAAATGATCCTGCCATCGGAAGCGCAGGAGATCCGCAACCTGCTGTGGAAGCAGGACTCAATCTGGATCGGCCCACAGAGTCACCTGTATCCAGCAATGACCAAGATCGCGGTTCTGAATTGGCCGATGCCGAGCCTGTCGGTCCACTGACCGGCAAAGTCGGCCAGCATTTCGCTGCCGGTGACGAGCCGTTTACGACGAGCGGACGCAAAACCACGCCATTCCCGAAGATCGACGCCGCCTCTGAACGCAAGACTGCCAACACGGTCAAGCGGGTTGAACAATGGCTGATGGCAAACGCTCTGGCCGAGGCCGAAGCGCGCGGTGACGACTTCAACGCCACCATGTTCCGCGCCAATCTCGAAAAGCCCAGCCAGTCGGACAAGGACTCCGCAGAGGCTTATTTGTTCGATGATGCCATGTCGGCAAAGAACATGCCGCCCGCGCCGAAGATCACCAAGCCTCTGGTGGCCGACAAGCCAGCAGACAAGCCGGATGAAAAACCGGAAGAGAAAAAGGAACCGTCCCTGCGCTGGGACACAGCCAAGGATTCTGGCCGCATTCCAGACGGCTATAGCGTGGAGGTTCAGGACGGCGATGTGTTTGGCTTCTACGGGCCGAACCGCAAGCAATTCTTCCCCGCTGGCCGAACCTTCATGGCGGAACGGGATGCCTCACAACACGAACGCGACGTTGATGTGATGCTTAACCGAATGACTCAGCGGGCGGCGAAGAACGCGGATCGTGACGCCGAGGATGATAAGAAGCCGGATCAACCGGCCACCCCTGAATCCGCGCCTGAGGACGGCGCCGATACATCCAATGCGGCCCAGATGGACGCCGCTGCCGCCGAGGCCGACCCCAATCCGACACCGGCGCAGGCCGAGGCTGGCAACTACAAGCACGGCCATATCATGTGGAACGGGCTGGATCTGACCATCGAGAATGCCAAGGGTTCAACCCGCACCGGCGTCTCTGCCGATGGGCAGGAGTGGTCCGTCACGATGCCAGCGCACTATGGCTACATCAAGCGCACCACCGGCGCGGATGGTGAGCATGTGGACGTTTACATCGGGGAATCGCCGGAAAGCGATTTCATCATGGTGGTCGATCAGGTTGACGCCGAAACCAAGGAGTTTGACGAGCATAAGGTAATCATCGGCATCACCAGCGCGGCCAATGGCAAGGCGCTCTATGAGGCAGGTTTCTCGGACGGCAAAGGCGCGGCCCGCTTCGGAGGCGCGCGGAAAATGACCGTGGACGAGTTCAAGACTTGGCTGGAGGAAGGCGACCTTTCAAAGCCGGTCACGAACAAGGTCAGGGCGGCGCCGGGGCCGAAGATCGAGGACTTCGGGCAGAAGATTGGCGGCGCACGCAAGGACAAGGCTGCGCGCTCCATTCAGGATCTTCGCGCAGACCGCAACACCGCCACCATGACGCTGACCGAGGCATTCCCTGAGCCGGATTATGAGGCGCTGGCCGCAAATGGCGTCGATGTTGAACGTCTCGCCTTCGCTGCCGTGGCGCGGTCCACCATCGAGCGCAAGCCGGTGGCACAGAGATACTGGAAGATTTCTTACTGGGTGAAGGAGGTAGATGATCGCCGCATGATCGTGGCCGACCTTCTGGATGGTGTGATTGATCTTCCGACCGCAATGAGCCGTATCGGGTTCTCCGGTGAAGGCCAGCCTGCCTTGATTGATATGGTCAAGCGGTTCCCCGTGGACATGATTGCCGAGGCGGCATCCTACAAAGCGCACCCTAACACCACCCACTTTTCCTATTCGACGGACCCAGCAACTGGAATCCGCACCTCTGTCACGTCCAAACGCTTCGGGATTGGCCGCCCGAATGACAAGAGTTACCGGATCAGCGCGACCTATCCGACCATTGATGATGCGGTTGTGGAAATCAAAGCCATGATCGAGGCGGAGCGCAAAGCGCGTGCTGCGGCTGGGCCTCTCAAGCGCACACGCAAGCCGGTTGCCTTGGGTATATGGGCTGGCAATGGCAATCTCTTCTATATCGGGTTCAAGGTTACTGACTGGGTGCAGTTGGCCGGTCCATTTGCCACCCGCGAAGATGCCAAGACCCACCTGAGCGAGAACCGCGAGTCTTTGCAGGAAGAGGCCGAAGTGATGCGGGATGGACCGGCAGAGCGCCGCACCACCAACTCGCCGCGCGTCGGGCCGGATCACCGCACCGGCAATGTGACACCGGAGCAATTCCAGAAGGCATTTGGCTTCCGTGGCGTGGAATTTGGAAACTGGACCACCGGCACGGATCGTCAGGTGCGCTTGAATGAAGCCTACGACGCCCTGATGGATATGGCCGGTGCGCTGAATATCCCGACCGAGGCAATCTCGCTCAATGGTGCGCTGTCTCTGGCCTTCGGTGCGCGTGGAAAAGGTGGGCGCAACCCCGCCGCCGCGCATTATGAACCCAGCTATGTGGTCATAAACCTGACCAAAGAGAACGGTGCAGGATCGCTGGCGCATGAATGGTGGCACGCGATCGACAACCATCTTGCCAAGTTGGATGCCGTGGGCAGCGACACGCCTGCCGCCATGTCTGGCACCAAGTCAAAGCGCCGCGACGAATATGCGACCGACCGCGCCCGCCGCACCGGCAGCCTGTCCGAAGCCGAGTGGACCGCGCTCAAGAAGCTGAAAACTGCCCTGACGCAGAAATCTGCGCCATGGTTCCTCCGGTCCCAAGCCTTCGACCGCGCCCGCTCTGAACCCTACTTCTCTACCACCATCGAACTCGCGGCGCGCGGGTTTGAGCGTGTCGTCACGGACAACCTGCAAGCGCGCGGGATGAACAACGACTTCCTCGCCAACATCGAAGAGGGTGCTGGCGCATATCCGACCACCGCAGAGGCCCGCCGCCAAGGTGTGCGCGATGCCTTCAATGATGTGCTGGACGCAGTTTCAGCGCGCCTGTCCGAAGGTGGCGGCACCAAGGTCGAACTGCCGCCCATCGACCCGCAGCTTATCGAGGATGGACCGCAGGCAGGGTTTGAGTGGGAAAGCCCGACCGGCATCAAGAAGATCACCGCCCGCAATGGCGATCAGGTGACGATGGAAACTCAAAAGCGCGGCGGTGGTGTTTACACGGACGATTGGCCTCTCGCTCATGTCGAGGACATGATCGACGCCGACCAACAGGCCATGTCGCCGGAGGGCATCGCTGCGCGTGAGGTCAAGGAAAAGGCCGCCGCCATCGCAGAAGAAAAGCGCTCTGCCAATGAAGCGTTGTCGGGCAAGGCCGAGGAATTGGTGGGCCAATTCATCTGGTCGATTCCGAAGGCCAAGCGGGGCCGTATTCCCGAAACCATCCGCTATGGCTCCATCGGCCTGCGGACCGGATCAGACTCGGACGCGATCTACCTGCCAAAATTTGTTCATGTGGTGCGTCTGGTTGACGCTGGCTGGCGTGTCCGGTCTGGCTTTAAGGGTGTGGAAAACCTGTATTCGCCTGACCGCACCAGTTACGACAAGGTTTTCGACAAGAACCTGCTGGCCTTCGCCAAATGGTATGGCGACAAACTGAACGACGAGGCTGACACCGCAGAGGCAGAGCGGCCCGATGCCGCGTCGGAAGAGGATCTGGCACACCTCTTTGGTAAGGACGCGCCGGAACCGCTCAACGCCCCTGAGTTGATTGATCCGCCGGAAGAAGAGCCTGCCTCTACCGAGCCTGCGCCACCCGTGCAAGAGCCTCCTGCTGATCCGGCACCCAAGCCCGCACCGAGCGGCTTGAAGGGGCTGACGGAGGCGGAAAACGAGCAGTTGGCGGCCCTTGAGGCCCAGTTCCTCGATATCTTCAAGACGCAGATGAACTCCGGCCTTGATCCGAAACTTGTATCGGTCGCGGCCCAGATTGGCGCGCTCTATGTGAAGGCTGGCACGCGCCGGTTCCGCGCGCTGATCGACGCCATGATGCAGCGCCTTGGATTGACGCTGGAGCAGGCACAGCCCTACGCCCGCAATGCCTACAACCAGATCCGCGACGATATGGAACTGGCTGGTGAAGATATCGCTGACATGGACAGCAGCGCGGACGTGATCGCAGAAGTCCGCAAGATGCGGATCGTGGAGGCAAAAGCAGGGGGAAAGCCCGCCTCGCAAGGTGATGCAGAACCTGCTACAGTCGCGCCAGAGGCACAGGAGGGCGCTGCCAATGACCAAGCAGGAAGTGGCGATGCGAGTAATGGAGTCGTGGCGGACGGCGCACCCGAAAGTGGTGACGCTGTGGAAGCCGGAACTGCTCCAAGTGGAAGCGGACGCGATGGCGGGGATGATCTTGGCGGAAGCGAAGGCGAATACGTTCCCGCTGGACCGGATCGAACCCCAAGTGTCGGAAGCGATGGCCCTGATGCTGCGTTCCCCGCCGCCGATGCCAACGCGGCGTCAGCGCAAAGCGGCGTAACTCCGCGCTCTGGCGTCAGCCAAGGCAATTACCAGATCACGGACGCACTTGGCCTTGGCAAAGGCACGGACGGCCAGAAGATCGCTGGCAACATCGCGGCAATCCGCCTTGCCCAGAAGATCAAGGCTGAAAACCGCTTTGCGACCAAGGAAGAACAGGACACTCTGGCCCGCTATGTTGGATGGGGCGGCCTGAAAACGGTCTTTGACGTGAAGAAGGCCAAATCCACCGACCAGTGGGGCAAGGCGCAGCGTGAGTTGAAGGAACTGCTGTCACCGGCAGAATATCTGGATGCTTTCCAGACAGTTTCCAACGCGCACTATACCTCCAAGCCGGTTGTCGATGCGATGTGGCGCGCAATGCGTCACTTCGGGTTCAAGTCGGGCCGCGCTCTTGAGCCGACCGTGGGTGTTGGCAACTTCTTGGGCGCGCAGCCCGCCGATATGGCGCCGGTCACGGAATGGTTTGCCTCCGAACTGGACACCATCACCAGCCTGATCGCCTATCACCTCTATCCCGATGCAACGATCCTTCCGGCGACCGGCTTCCAAGACGCACCGTTCCGCGATGGCTCGTTTGATATCGTGATCGGAAACCCGCCCTTCGGTGGCGAGACGATCAGGGACCGCAACCCCGCGCGCAAGCACCTGTCGGGGATGAAGATCCACAACTACATCATCGCCAAGGCAGGGATTCACCTTCGCCAAGGCGGGATCATGTCGATGGTGGTCACGCATCGGTTCCTCGATACCGACAACGCCGAGGCGCGCGATGTGCTGGCAAAGGGATTCCGTTTCGTGGGCGCAATCCGCCTGCCGAATGACGCCTTCCGCGACAACGCAGGCACCGATGTTGTCACCGATATCATCTTCCTGCAAAAGCTGGCCGAGGGTCAGGAGCCGGATCTTGCCGCCGCGTGGCTCGACACCAACGGCACTATCACCGTGGACGGAAAGCCAATCCGCGTGAACCGTTACTTCCAAGATCACCCTGACCATATCCTTGGCAAATCGGCCATGGACGGCACGATGTATGCCAAGGGCGGGAAGAATGGCACGGAATACACCGTCCACGGCGATGGCCGCGACGTTGCGGCTGCAATCGACCGCGTTCTGACCGAAGGCATGGCCGCAGAGAAGGGCATCCTTGGCGACCGCGCGAAGGCGCTGGAAGAGGCTATTGCAGCCGAGGACACCTCCAAGATGGCAATCGGCAGCATGGCAATGCTGGATGATGGCCGGATCATCCGCCGCGAAATGAACCGCAGCATTTCTGAGGTGACGGAGCAAACCTTCTGGGGCGAATACGCAGAGCAATGGTCCTTGGCCGCCGACGCCATTGCCCAGATCCGCGACAACATGCGGGCCGGGAAGAAGCCGGATCAGGACCATATCGACCAGCTTCTTGACCAGAAGGACGTTGCCTACCTCAAGAGCGGAAAGAAGGCTTCCAAGCCCAGCCGTGTCGAACAGGCTTTCTACGATATCGTGGATGCAATCATTGATGGCAAAGCCGAATGGGCATTTGACGAGCAACTGGACCTGATCCGCGACCATTCCGACAATAAGCGGATCGGAGCCAAGCGGTTCAAGACGCTGACCGGCCTGCTGTCCCTGCGCCGCAATACCCTCGCCCTGATCCGCGCCGAGTATCAGGATTCGCCCAAGATTGAGGCCATGCGGAAGTCTCTGGACGCGCAGTATGAGGCGTTTGTGGCAGCCCATGGGTTCATCAGCAATCCGGCTGTGTCTGGACTTCTGCAAGGCGATATCGGGCCGGAAGTCGGCTTGGAGTCCAAGTATTCCGAGGAACTCAAGGGCGAAGTGAACGGCAAAAAGGTTATCGTTGAGCCTGAGTCAGCCACCAAATCCTCGATCCTGTCGCGCCGCGTCAACTATCCGCACAAGACCAATTTCACGGCAAACACCCCCAGCGAAGCCCTGTTGATTTCCATGTCGGAGCGGGGCCGCGTGGACCTTGCATTCATGGCTGAAACTCTGGGGCGCGACGCTGCCGAGATTCGGGCCGAACTGTCGCAAGGCAACGATCCTGAAATCTTCTTCGACCCCGAAACCGAGACTTGGGAACACGCAGAGGCGTATCTGACCGGCAATGTCCGCGCCAAGATGCAGAAGGCCTATGCCGCTGGCATGATGGTGAACGGCGACGCATTGAAGAAGGTGCAGCCCGCGCCAATGACTTCTGACCGCATCGTTCCGGCAATCCGCAGCCAGTGGATTCCAGAAGAGGTCTTTGAGGACTTCCTGTCCGATATCGGGCTGAAGGAGGCCAAGGTCACGATCATGCCACGGGCCGGTATGGTCACGGCAACGGCGCGCGAAACGTCTTCGCTCACCGATTACGGCCAGCAATTCAGCAACTCGCACAAAACCATTGTCGATATTTTCACGGCAGCCGTGAACGGCAAGACGCTGACCGTCAGCTACAAGGATGAGAATGGCAACACCCGCAAGGATGAGGAAGGCACCAAGCAGGTTACAGCCCTGATCGAGCGCATGGGCAAAGAGTTCCGCGCATGGGCCTATCTCGACCCCACCCGCACCGAGGCCATTGTCACGGCGTTCAACGAGAAGATGAATGTGTTCCGCAAGCGTGAGTTTGACGGCGAAAAATACCTGAAACTGGTGGGGGCCAATACCGGAGCCGGTGGGTTTGAACTCCGGCGCACCCAGAAGAATGGGGCATGGCGCATCATCCAGCAGGCATCCGTGCTACTGGATCACGTTGTCGGGGCAGGCAAGACCCTGACGCTTGTTGCTGGCATCATGGAGCGCCGCCGTTTGGGACTGTCGCGCAAACCCATGATCGCAGTCCCCAACCACCTTGTCATGCAATGGACGCGCGATTTCTTGCAGTTTTACCCTGCCGCGCGCATCTTGGCGGCCACGCCGAAGGATTTTGAGGGGGAAAACCGCAAGCGCATGTTCGCACGGATTGCCACAGGCGATTTCGATGCCGTTATCATCGGCCACTCGTCGCTTGGTTTCATCCAGCCGCCCGAATCCGATTTGCGCGACGTGATCCAAGACCAGATCGAAGAGTTGCAGCAGGTTCTCGATGAAGCCCGCCGCAATGGCGAAAGCAAGCGCACGCTGTCCCAGATCGCAAAGCGCCTGCAATCCTACGAGGACAAGCTGGACGAGCTGTCCACCAAGAAGCGCGATGATCTTGGGTTCGACTTCGCGGAAATGGGCATCGACTACCTCGCAGTAGACGAGGCGCACGAGTTCAAGAACCTCGAATACAACACCGCCCAGCAACGCCTTGTCGGCATGAACAACCCGACCGGTTCCAAGCGCGCCTTTGACCTTCTGGTGAAGGTCCGCGGCATCCAGAAGCGCAAGGGGGCCGTCCACTTCGCCACCGGCACGCCGGTTTCCAACTCGCTTGTCGAAGCCTATTCGATGATGAAATACCTCGCTTACGATGAATTGAAGGCGGTGAATCTGGCGCATTTTGACGCTTGGTCTGCGGCCTTTGTCGAGGCGGAAACGCGGTTTGAATACACCGCGACCCAGAAGTTGAAAGAGCGTAAGGTTATGTCGCGCTTGGTCAACCTTGGCGTTCTGTCGCAGATCTATCGCGGCTTTGCGGACGTGATCGACCGCAATGACCTTGAGCGCATCTATGCCGAGCAGATCCGGTCTGAGAACGCAAAAAACGGCGAGAACAAGAGTGAGCGTTTCCCAACTCCACGAGTAAAGGGTGGCGCACGCCGGTTGCTGTCGGCCCCGCCGACCGAGTCGCAAAAGTTGGCAACGGATTGGTTTGTCTCCCGTATGGCAGCGATCAAGGCGCGCGCATCCGACAAGGAATACCCGAAGATTGACAATGCGCTTTGGGTTCTGTCTGACGCGCGCAAATCGTCGTTGGATATCCGCACGCTGCGCGCCGCATCGCAGATGGACCGTGATGAAAACGGCAAGGTCATGCGCGCATCGCGCGAAATCAAGCGCATCTATGACAAGTGGGATGAACAACGCGGGACGCAGCTTGTGTTCTCGGACCTGTCCACCCCGTCCAAGAATGCCGACAAGGCCGCAGAAAAGGCGATCCGCGACTTGCTGCGGGTTGCGCTTGGTGAGTCTGAGGCAAAGACCTTCTACGAGAAGATCAAAGACCTTCCTTTCATGGAGCGGTTCGAGGCGGCATCCGAAGAGGCCGAGACAATCGCAAGCGATCCGATCACCGACGAAAAGCGGCAGGATGCGATATCGGCTTGGTTTGCCGACAATCAGGATGCGGCGGGCCTGATGCTGACCGCAGAGACTGGGTTCTCCGTCTATGATGATATGCGGAAGGTGCTGATTGAGGAAATGGGCATTCCCGCCCATGAGATTGCCTTCATCCACGACTACAATACGGCAGAAGCCAAGGCCAAGCTGTTCAAAATGGTCAAATCCGGGCAAATCCGCGTGCTGTTTGGATCGACACCGAAGATGGGCGCTGGAACAAACGTGCAAGAGCGGGCCGTTGCACTGCACCACGTCGATAGCCCATGGCGACCGTCTGATGTGGAGCAGCGCGAAGGCCGCGTGATCCGGCAGGGCAATGACCTATACGATGCAGACCCAGACGGCTTTGAAGTCGAGATTCTGGCCTACTCCACCACCGGCACCTCTGATGTGGTGCTGTGGCAAGTTCTGGAGCGCAAGGCACGCTCCATCGGCACCTTCCGTCAGGGCGAACTGGACGCGGTGGACGAGGGCGAAGGCGACGCGGACAGCTATGCCGAGTTCATGGCGCAATCGACCGGCAATCCCGTCTTCAAGTTGAAGATGCAGGCTGAAAAGGATCTGGTCGAACTGACTGCGACCACCTCCGGCGCTCTTCTGAACCGCCAGCGCGCCAAAGACTTCGTGTCGTCCTTTGATCGCGTGCGCGGGGATAATGCGGCCGCACTAAAAAATGCCAAGGACACCGATCCGGCGTCGATTTCATACACCTTGCCGACCGGCGAAAAGATCGAAGGCGATGCTGCCGAGTTTACCGCGGCGATGAACGAGGCGCGCGAGGCGTTCCAAGCCGAGGTGGATGCTTGGGATGATGCCTTTGCCAAGGTCAAAACCCGTCGCGCGCAACTGAACGACGAGGGCAAGAGCCGCACCGAGGCCATGAAAATCCTCAAGGACGAGGGTTTCGCCACGCTTGGGGACCGGCCACAGCGCCCCTCCATTGTCAGCCCAGCGATCACCGAGAAGTCAGGCTATGCCCGCGCCGCCAAGGCGATGCTGGAGCATGTCGGGAAGATGCGCGGCGAGGGGCAGGCTGTTGGCAATTTGGCCGGTGGCCGGATCATCATCAGCCGCAAGCAAAACCCGCTGCACATCGGGGAATACTTCTTTACCGTCGATATCCAGTTTGCTGGCGGCATGACCATGAAGCTGGCCCATAGCGACGCCAAGTCGCCGGTGGAGTCGAGCAATCTGCGCGATGCACTGGCGCCCGATGCGATCCAGCGCAACATTGACGAGCGCAAGGCCATGCTGGAAAGCCGCATCGCCAGCATGGATCAAAGCCTTCCAGAAAAGAGGGCAATTGCCGCCCGTGAAATCGGGACGGAAGATCGTGAGGCCGCGCGCGAGGCGGTTGATTACTATGCTGTCGAGGTGAAGCTGGCCGAAGCGCGGGCCGACTTGGAGCGGGCCGAGCGCGGCGATAACATCTTCATCCAGACGGACTGGAAGCGCAGCCTAACCGATATGGACTCGTCGGTGGTGACAAAGACCCAGACCTTCGAGTTTGAGGGCGAGACGTTTGAAGGCACCGGCCTTGGCGCGAAGGCAAACGAGCCGTTCTCCACCAAGCAGATCACCTATTACGAGGCAACCCGCCTGAGAAACGGGGAGCGCGTCATTCTGGTGGCGCATGATGTGAACGGCAAGGAAGAGCCGCTTCGCATCATCACAGTGCCTGAGCGTGCCAAGCGTGAAATGGCAGCCGCGAAGGAGTCGCGCTTCCTTGGTCGCAAGCCCGTCGCAACGCTGACCGGCAACGAACTGGGCGAGTGGGAGGACATGAAGCAACTCGGCAAGAAGGCCGAGGCTTGGTATCGTGAAAACCTGACCGGCAAAAGCGCAGTCAATGCCGAGTCAGGCATGAAGATCACCTTCACCAACGCTGGGGCAAAGAAGCTGTCTGGCCGCAAAGGCGATATCCTTTTCCGTTCTGTGCCAGCATTGCGCGCT